GTAGTTCTTTACGTCTTTATCCTTGATAGACAAATCCATAGCATTTTACGGTTACCTATACACCATAAGGTTCCATTGACACATTAACTCTTTGACGGGGGATTTCCCCTACTTGTTAGGAGAGGGGACTTGATATTGTACTGGTCCTCACTCTCAATTGCACACTATCAAAATTTTTATAATATTTTATTTTGGTTCCCGTTCTCACTAATACCCCCAAAAATATTTTTTATAAAAAATTTTTACAACACTTATTATTCATTTTCGTTCTCTAATTAGAATTTAAATAACAGCAATATGATATTTGAACAAGAATTAAAAGATAAAGGATTTGAAATTAAAGATAATCAACTCTATTATGAATTTAGTGACTTTGAGCTATTAAGAGCTAGAGTAAGTGAATGGGATTGCGCTGATGGTACTAAAGCTTTGAAAGTATCAGATCTTAGGTTAATGAATCCTATGGAGGAAGGTATGGCTCATATGATGATTTCATATTCACTTTACTTTAGGGATATTAACAAATTTTATGAATTATTAACACTTTTAGGTTATAAGATACGTTAAAAATAGTTAAATTATGTTAAAAGAATTAACAGTTAAAGAGGTAGAAGCTATCCTAAGTAAGGATAATAATGTGTATGGTATAGATAGTATTGGTGATCATGTATATAAAATACCAGGTTTAGGGTATACTGGACCTAAAGGAGCTACTAGATTTGTAAATGAATTAAGGCAACAAGTTAATGAATTGTATACGAAACTCTCGTAGATATGTTAAATAATCATAAATAATGTTAAAATGACACGTTGTGAATGGCTAGAAGAACATGGTTTTATTAATATAAAAGACCATTGGAATGGTAATTGGAACTATAGAACTTACCAAAAATATACGAAAATGATGATCTCATAGAAGTAGATATTGAAATAGATTCAGAAAATGATTTTATGGATGAGTATTTGGTAAATTGTGAGTTATTCTGTAAGAATAAAAATGGTACTCACGATAGCTTTACTCTAAAATAAAAATTTATTATTAAAGAAAATGGAACAAAATTAGATTATAATACGTTCCTACATCCAGAGTAGGATATAGTAGTAGTTTAAAATGCAATTAGTAGTAATATAAACCATTACTCTTACTCTAGATAACTGCAGTATATAATATAATATTATCAAACTATATCATGATGAATGAGCCAAGATACTTAGAAATGATTAGACAAGGAGTTGTTAACATAAATGGTGATGATTTTAAAATAATCAGAGCATATGATGGATGCAGAGGGTGTTATTTTAGACAATTTGAAAACTTTAGTGGGTGTCTAAATAATGTTGCACAAGGTATTTGTTGTAGTGCTGGTGGTCACATTCTAAGAAAAATTTCAGAGTAATAGAACAAAAATTAATTAAGTACGTTTAGCCAGTATGGAAAATCAACATGACATATTAAAGACCGTTATAGACGGTTTAGTGTATATCCCTACTAAGGATATGATAGTTAAGCCCTTAGAGGATGAATACGTAGAGAAAGAAATTATTAAGCCAGTAGAGACTGGTAAAAAGGACGAAAATGGTTATGATATCAATGATACCGAAACAGTTAAAGAAAAGGTATTAACTACGTTCAGAAAAGGTATTGTATTACGTCTGCCATCTGGATATCAGTGGCAAGATGAGAACAATCATCCTGAAGTAGGTGATGTGGTAGCATATCCTAGGAAAGCATCGATTGATTTTGATTTGTTTAAAGATAGTCAATTAGTAAATCCTTATAATGTAGTAGCCTTTGTAAAAGGAGAAAAATATTTTAAAGACTAAGCGTAGTCTTAATTAATCGTGGTTGTAGTTGGATGTACTAGGGGTTAGCATAAAGTTAACCCCTTTTTTATTGTATAAAATTTGCAACTTTTTTTGAATATTTGCGTTATGTGAATATGATTAAACAAATGATAAATAACATGTTGGGTGAGTACTCAAAGTTCATTCAAATACAAGATGATGGTACAGTTAAGGTATTTGTTCCAGAAGACGTTAATAATCCTTCTATGAAAAATGCTACAGAATTAACATTATCTAAGAATGAAGCAATTAGTCTCATGGGTTTAGTAACCCAACCCAAACAATACGAAGTATGTGATTCTTCAAACAATTGCAGAATCATATCTGAAAAAGATCCTGATTTTGACGTAAACAAGTGGATTAAATTAGCACTTGGAACTATTAAAAAATAAATACTATGTCAGATTACCGAGTTACTATTACAACAGTCAGGGAAAAATGCCCATTTGATGCTAAACGGAAAAGCAAAGAATACTGCAAAGTATGTAAAGCTTGGAAAGATCCTTGTTCAGGATTAGGTATAGAAACTACGATTTCTTCAAGAAAAATTGGAGAAGATAAAATGAAACAAATAATAAATATCATTAAATAATTATGATTACAGAATATAAAGTTATTAAACCTTTTGGTGTATTAAAATCAGGTGATATCCTTACTTTGGATAATGATATGTATACGTTCTCTGATGAGAAATCTTCTGACTCACAAAATTATTATTCCCAAGTAAACGTAGCTGTATCATGTGATATGATTGAGGAATATGCTAAAAGTGGTTTAGTTGAGCCAATTGAAAATGTTACTGTTGAATCTAATGATGAGAAGAAAATCAAACAGATTCGTACTATTATTGCTCAATTGAAGAATACTTACAATCAACGTAAGAACAATATTGAGAAAAAGTATCAGGAAGGTAAAATTCAAACTTGTGTGAAAGTAGAGCATGATACTGTATATTTCAATATGATGAAATTGTTAAATAAACTCGAGGCAATCATAAATGAATAAACTAGTAAAAACCGTATCAAATGAAGAATTGATACCAGAGTTTTTACAAGCGCTTAATGGAATACTTAGGTTAACTGATAGGGAACTTGAATTAATGGCTACACTTATTAAAATGGATATGGAATACGTTAAGGAACCTAATACAAATAAGAATGTAGCAAACAGATATAATAGAAAATATATCATTGAGAATTTAGGTATTACTAAGGATAACCTAAGTAGATACATTAAGTCTTTCAAAGAGAAGGGCATTTTGATAGCTGGACCTGCTGAAGACGAACTTAGCGTAAATAAGGCTCTGATACCAGTTGTTATTGGAGATCGTTTGCAACTAACGATAATACTGAGAATAAAATGAAATGTTTAGATATAAAAACAGGTTCCATTCTTATCTATAAGAAATATGGTTTACTAAAATGTTGGTGGAATAAATTAATGAGAAAAGAATTACCATTTAATAAGTATACTCTTTACTTTGGAAATTCTTCTATGTTTGTAGAAACCACGAACATCAAAGTAAAAGAAAAAGATAGATATATAATTTTAGAACCTATCAAACCATATAGTAAAAAGGAAGAAAAAGCTCTTAAGTTAGAAGTAGTAGAACACGTTATGATGAACAACGACACAAAGGATGTGTTTAGTGTGATAAATATAATTAGACCTTCTACAATAGACGTAGAATCATTTACAATCGATGGTTTGCTTAAAAATAAATACTATAGAATAGTATATGATTCAAAAGGAAAAAACTTCTAATATCTATATACAATTAGCAAATAAATATAATATTCCACATCAAGTAGTAGAAGTAATTTGTAATCACCCGTTTAAATTTGCAAATAGAGTTATTTCAAATGATGAAGATACTAAAACAATAATGTTTGGGTATTTATTCAAAATCAAACCAAAAAGAAAGTATGAAAAAACCAGAGAGAATGAAAAACAAAACAACTAAAGCTTTTTTATATCAAAATCTATATCCTGTAAATCTTTATGTTACTACTCTGGATGATTGGGAAGATGCTTGTGATTTTTTTGATTTCTTTCTTACTACCAAAGAACTTAGAAATGATGAACCAGAAAGAGATCGTCCCAAACTAAGTAGTGTAATGGGAGCTACGTTCTTGGTCAGAGAGAAATATTCTAGAGCTGTTGGTATATTAATAGTACTAGATGATTTCCATTGTTCTACTTTAGCTCATGAATCAATCCATTATGCAGATGCTGTATATGATTATTTATCAATGAATGCAGAAGGATATAATGAAGGAAATGAACAATATGCTTATTTAGTTACTTGGTGTGTGGAACAACTTGAAGATTTTATAGAATGCAAAAGGAAGGAAAAAAGAATGACAAGAAAGATGACAAAACAAGATGGGAATTAATGCCTCTTGATTGTCTTGAAGATATTGCCAGAGTATATACAGAAGGAGCTAAGAAGTATGGAGATAATACATGGCAGAATTTAGAGAACGGTTATCAAAGATACAAAGCGGCTTTGTTGCGTCATCTGTGGGAATTCGAAAAAGGAAATGAAATAGATCCAGAAACAGGTTGCCACCATCTTGCGCAAGTATGTTGGAATAGCATTGCTCTTCTATATCTTTCTAAGCACTCTATGAAGGATATGACCGTAGAAATATGGAGAACCGCATACAATTTTCCAGATTATGAAGTATCTAATTTTGGTAAAGTACGATCAAAAGATAGAATAATAGAACATTCTAACGGACGTCTACATAAAACGATTGGAAAAATTCTAGTTCAACGGCTAGATCACAACGGATATCTAACTGTATCATTACAAAAGAATAAAAGGAATTACAAAGTAAAAGTACATAGATTAGTATTATCAACATTTTCAGAATGTATTGGAGAACAGGTAAACCATATAGATGAAGATAAAACTAATAACAAATTATTGAATCTAGAATGGTGTACTGCTAAATACAATGCTAATTATGGTACTAGGAATGCAAGAATTCAAAAAAGGAATGAACACAGAAGAAAAACTGGACAAGATACTACTGAATCAACAAGTGATACTACTGTATCTGAGGCAGATCTTACAAGACACAAATCGTAGTCAATTCCTTGAAGATTATGCTGCAAATTTAGCAGCACAAGCAACAGAAATAATATTAGGACACAATATAGTAAGAAAATAATATGGAATTAAAATTTAAGAAATTACAAGAAGACGCAGTATTACCTAGTTATGCTAACCCTAATGATGCTGGTTTAGATTTAACAGCAATTTCCTTTACTCAGGAATTTGATAAGAGCGGTAAGTTAGTATTAGTATATCATACAGGTTTGTCAGTAGAGATTCCTGAAGGTCATGTGGGTTTGATCTTTATGAGATCATCAGTTTCTCAGAAGTCTATGTCAATGTGTAATGCTGTAGCTGTTATAGATTGTGGTTATAAAGGTGAGATTCTTGTTAAGTTTAAGATTACTACAGATGCTCTTCCTACGATTTATCAACCTGGTGAAAAGATTGCTCAGTTAGTAGTAATGCCTTATCCGAAGATGGAGCCTGTAATCGTAGAGGAATTATCAGGTGAAGATCGTGGTGGTGGATTTGGTTCAACTGATAAAAAAGAAGAAAATGAGAATGCAGAACAGGGACGAGAAAGCGGAGCAACTGAAGGAGATAATCAATCAGTACAGTAAAAATCCAGAGTACGTTAATGCATTTTATACTCAACAAGAAGCGGTAGATGCATTGAATAGACATTACAAAAATAGATACATTAAAATAAATTTAGATTAATATGAATACGTATATTTATACAGGTGGCAGCTCATTGTTAACAATGAAGGATAACGATATTAAGAATTTTGATACTATTAGTAATCATTACTTAAATATTGATTGGGCTTGGGTAATTGAGGAAGATGGTACCTTTGTAGCTAATGAAAAAGAATATGATGTAAAAGCTGGTGATTTAATCTTTGTTCTCTATGCTGGTTATAGAGAAAAAGAAGTACCGGTTAAAGATAGAAGAAAAGTTAGAGATTTTATTATTATAAGAAATGAAGATTTTTATAATAATTATAAATTGAATAAAGAATACGATCAAAATCGTAATATGAAGGATTGCGAGTGTTGCGAACCTTGTGTTACGGGAGCCTAAAAATGAATTTAGCAGATATAGTTGGTGGACAAGTGGTCATACATCCAGACATGTTGGCCATTCCACCATTTAAAAAACTTTGGGATTCATTTAAAGATAAAGATTTAGCAACAAAATACTTATGGTACATAGTACTTAAAAACAAATACGATTCTCCTTATGTAGAAACTATGGAAAGAGATCTAATAGAACCTACATTAAAAAAGGAATTATTTGGAAATGAAAACTATGAATTACCAGAGATAGTAACACAAGCAGAAGATAGTTGGAAAAGCAGAACATATTCCTTACTTGAGTATATGTTAGATGGATTACTATTGAAACTTGAAGGTGCTGCTAAATACTATCACTTATCTAAAGATGATGAAATGGATTTAGATTCTATTAAGAAACTTACAGATGGTGCTAAGAACATGGCTGGAGTAATAGAATCAATTGTGAAACTTAAATCTCAAGTAAGAGCAGAAGAGATTAAGAATAGCAAAGTTAGAGGCGGTGGAGAAATGAACCCATTTGAATTACCAAAAAAGAAGTTGTAGAAACTACGACACAATAAAAGACATTATAAAAACCTGCCCGTTAAGGGCTTAAAGAAATTGCAATTATGGCTAAGACTAAAACTAGTAAAAAGAATACTAAACCGACAATGATTATTTTTGACTTTACTGAGGTATATAACAACATGAAAGCAGAGCAAGAAAGAGATTTAGCTGAAGCTGCTGCTTATGCTATATCACACATGGATGAAAAAACAGAAAATAATCACACTACTAAAACTAGTTTATGGCAGAAAATTAAGAACCTGTTTAAACGAAGAAAGTAATTTATGATTGATTTCACAAAGAAAATCAAAAATTCTAATAAATTCAGAACCCCGGCGCTAACTTATATAGAGTCGGGGTCTTATTGTTCCTTCCCAAAAGGTACATCAGAGTATTTCAATTTTTGGGAAACAGAGGCCGATAGATGCATTAATGGTTATACTGCAGATGATGGGGACTACATCACTGGGTATAACTATTTTTATTTAAACTATTGCCCAATTCAAAGAATTGTATATAAAAATAAAAAGAATAAACAAGGGCAAGAAGAGTTAATCAAAGTAAGAGAATTAGCATTTCCAGACTTTTATGATTATGATTACTACTATTTTCAAGCTATTGAAAGTGCACAAGATCAAGGTAAACACTTATGTGTAGCAAAAGCTAGACGTAAAGGTTACTCGTATAAAGGTGGTTCTATGCTTTGCCGTAATTTCTTTTTAATACCTGGCTCTAAGTCTTATGTATACGCATCAAACAAACAATATCTTACAGATGATGGTATTCTTACTAAGGCTTGGGATTACATGGACTTCATAGATGAAAATACAGCATGGGGTAAGAAACGACAAGCTGTAAATACTAGCATGCGTCGTAGAGCTTCTATGATTGTAACTGATAATTTTGGTAATAAAATTGAAGTTGGTTATAAATCAGAGATAATAGGTGTATCATTGAAAGATAACCCAGATGCTGTACGTGGTAAAGCAGGTATGTTAATACTCTGGGAAGAGGCAGGTACTTTCCCAGAACTTAAAGCTGCATGGCAAATTGCTAGACCATCTGTAGAACAAGATGGCGTTGCTTTTGGTCTCATGATTATGTTCGGTACTGGTGGTGACGAAGGTCCTGCAGTAATGACATTACGTGAAGCATTTTATAACCCTAAATCGTACAATTGCATAGGTTTTGAAAATATATGGGATGATGGTATCCAGAGTAAGGAATGTGGGTTCTTTATACCTCAACATACTAATTTGGATATACGTGATGAGAATGGTAAGCGATTGTACATGGATGAAGATGGTAATACTCTTCATGAAAAAGCAAGACAGTTTATTTTAAATTTACGTGAAGAGGAATTAAAGGAGGCTACTAGTTCTCAACAAATAGATAGATACGTAGCAGAACACTCTGAATCTCCAGCTGAAGCATTTACTGAATTATCTGGTAACATATTTCCAAAGAAAGAATTACAAAAACAATTAGCAAGGATAAGAACTAACACTAAGTTACAGAATCATAAACAAGTAGGTACTCTTACTCTAGTTAATGGAGAGATAATTTGGAATATACAGAAAACAGGAGACATAACCGAATTCCCATTACCAAAGAATTCTGACCCTACTGGTAAAATAGTTATATGGGAACACCCAGTTAAAGATGCACCATTTGGTTTATATATAGCTGGTATTGACCCATATGATCACGATCAATCAGGTACTAATTCATTAGGTTCTTGTTTTATATATAAACGTTTTCAAGACTTTGAATCATATTCAGATATCATTGTAGCAGAATATACAGGTAGGCCAAAAACTGCTGAAGAGTTTTATGAAAATGTTCGTAAGTTACTTATTTACTATAATGCAAAAGCAATGGTAGAAAACCAGAACACTGGTTTATTTACTTATTTCAATAACAAACATTGTAGCCATTTACTTGCTGATCAACCAGACATCATTAAAGATATTGTTAATAATTCTACAGTAAATAGACGAAAAGGATGTCATATGAATAGAGAAATCAAACTTTGGGGAGAAGGTAAGATTAAAGAATGGCTAGAAGAACTTAGGGATCAAAAACAATTAGGTTTAAATACTGTATTGTCTGAACCATTTCTAGAGGAACTTATTCAATACAATGACAAAGGAAATTTCGATAGAGTTATGGCATTTATGCAGGTAATGGTCTATAGAGAACAATTGTATAATATACAAGTAAAAAAGAAAGAGGATGTTGAAAAGAAAATGAGATTGTTTGATAAACCATTGTTTAAGAATACAGATGATTCATTTACATTCATGCCTTTAAATAATAATACAACCACATTTATGTTTACTAATTAATATGGAAAGAACAGTCAACTCGTTTCCTATCCAAAGATTACCGCTCAGCAAGAAAACTGAAGAATGGCGTAAAGATTGCGTAGATTATATCATTGGAATATCCGGTATAGCTTCATCTGATAGTATACCAGACGAAGAAGAAATGCAAAGCTATTATGATTTATATAATAGCATTTATAATGAAAAAGATCTAAAGTATGTTACTAATCCTTTTAATCAGGATGATGGTTTTCCAGCAATGGCACAGGATTATAATATAATACGACCAAAAGTAGACTTACTATTAGGTGAAGAAACAAAACGTCCATTTAACTTTAGAGTATGTCGTACTAGTGATATTGCTAGTAGCGAAGTACAGGATAAGGCTAAACAGATGTTATTAAATTATATGCAAGCTGCCATGCTTGCTAAGTTAAGTCCAGAAGATCAAGCTAGATTCCAAGAAGGATTACAAACAGGCGAAATTCAAACACCAGAACAAATACAAAAGTATTTAACAAAGGATTACAAAGATGCAGCAGAAACAACAGCATATCAAAGCTTATTATTCTTACTTAAGAAAGAAAACATTTCTCATGAATTTATGAAAGGCTTTAAAGATGCACTTGTTGCAGGACTTGAAGAGTATTACATAGGAATTAGAAATGGCGAACCAGTTATTAAAAGAATCAATCCTAAAGATTTTAAATATCCTGCAGAAGAAGGTATTGAATTCATTCACGATGCATCTTGGTGTTGTTATAGATCATTAATGTCCTGGAGTCAAATATACGATCAGTTTTATGATAAACTAGATGAAAAGCAATTGAATGAATTGTTAGAAATAGTAGATCAAAAACCTACATCGGGATTTGGTCCAGACAAAAGTCCAGTAGATGATTTTGTTCATTATAACTTAAAATCATACAATAAATTACCAGACCACAATCCTTATGGAGATCCAGATAACATTGTAGTTTATCATGTATGCTGGAAATCACTTAAAAAGATAGGGTTTGTTACAATAATAGATCCTGAGACAGGTATGCCAGATGAAATACAAGTAGATGAATATTATAAACCTACTGGTGAAGAGATCAACGTTGAATGGAAATGGATTATTGAAGTATGGGAAGGATATAGAGCAGGGGATGATCTTTACTTTGGTATGCAACCATTAGAGTACCAATTCCGTAGAGGAGACAATTTAAATAGTGCTAAATTACCATACACTGGTGCAGCTTATAGTAATACAAATACTAAAGCTAAATCATTAGTTGCTATCATGAAACCATTACAATACATGTATATCATACTCTGGTATCGTCTTGAAATGGCAATAGCTAGGGATAAAGGTAAGATACCTGTAATAGATGTTACCCAAATACCTAAGAGTATGGGTATAGATGTAGATAAGTGGATGCATTACTTAGGGGCACTTGGCGTAGCATTTGTCAATCCATACGAAGAAGGTTGGGACATTCCTGGTAGAGAGGGTGGTAAACCATCACCATACAATCAGTGGACTTCTATTGATGCAAGTATGTCTAATACTATTAATACGTACATTCAATTACTTGCAAAGATTGAAGAAATGGTATCTGAATTGTCCGGAGTAACAAAACAAAGGCAAGGTTCTATTTCTAGTAATGAGTTAGTGGGTAATGTAGAAAGATCTGTAGTTCAATCTGCTCATATCACTGAACCGTGGTTTTGGTTGCATAATCAGGTTAAGACACATGTGTTGTCTATGCTATTAGACAGTGCTAAGTTTGCATGGAAGGATGATAAAAAGTATTTAAATTATATATTTGATGAGGGTACTAGAACATTCTTGCAAATGGATGACAATTGGTCATATGAAGACTTTGATATTTTTGTAACTGACAGTACAAAAGAAAGTCAAGCCATTGAACAACTTAAGAGTCTTGTACAGCCAGCTATGCAAAATGGTGCATCATTATTAGATGCTGCTGAAATATTTACTAGCGACAATTTAAGTGTAATCAAATCCAAATTACAAGACATAGAAAACAACAGATTGGAGCAACAACAAGCAATGCAAGAACAAGAAAATCAACAACAGCAACAGCTTGTTGAAATGCAGAATCAAGTTAAGGAAGAAGAACTTATGCTTAAAGAAGCTGAACTTGATCTTACTAAATATAAGATTGATCAAGACAATGCTACTAAGATTACTGTAGCTCAATTAAATGCTTATAGAGGATCTGAGAATATGGATCAGGATATGAATGGTATACCAGATCCTATTGAGATTGGTAATCAAGAAATAGCTAGACAAAAAGCTGTATCTGATGCTATGAGCAAACAAATGGATTTAGCTAATAAAGCTAGAGCTGAAGAAAATAAGAAAGAACTTGAAAAACGTAAAATTGCTGCACAAGAAAAAGCTGACAAGTTAAAAGCTACAATTGAAAAAGAAAAAATAGCTCTTGAAAATAGAAAATTGCAAGAGGCTAAGAGGTTGCAGAAGATGAAAGATGATGCAGCTTATAAGAGAGAACAATTAAAAGCAAAGACTGCTTTAAAAAATAAGGTAGTTGGTGAATCTAAATCTAAAAAATAGGAGGACTAATTATGGCATGTAAAGGAGGCTCTAAAAAGGGCGGAAAAGGTAAACCAGGTAAGACAGGTAAGTAAATATTACTAGTATGAAATGGAAAGATTTATCTCTTAAAGAGAGAAAACAAATATACGATAGTGTCAGGGTGAATAACCCTGATGCTACGTATCTTGATATCAAGCAACAATTTGATTCCATTCCTGCATATCAAGATGGTAAAGGTAAGACCATAAACAAAGCAGATTTACCACCTGAATATAGGACTGGTACTCCTGAATACTTTGAAAGACAAAGGAAAATATCAGGTGCAGTTAATACAGTTCAACCAGAAGCTTATATTACTCCAGCTGGTTATATTAAAGATGCCGTTAACTTCATTGAAGATTTAGGTAAAGGAGACTATACTGGAGCTGCTATTGATGCTGCATTAAATCTAATACCTTGGGGAGTTGGAAAAGGCATTAAAAAACTAAAATCCAAAGTAGGAAGAATTATTGAGGGTACTGAAGTTGATGGGGTTAGTGTTCACAGTTTTGCTCCTACTCAAACTAAAAAGAAAACTAGAAAGAAAACAGAAGAAGATTATGATTCTGAATTTTCTGAAGTATTAAGAAAAGATAGAAATTCTAAGAAGTACCAACAAGAAATTTCTAGAACAATAGAACAAGCAATTTTTCCAGATGAAAGAACTCGTGAATTAGTAGAAAATGTAGACAAAACATATGGAACTAACTACAAACGAGCTTATTCTAATATTGCATATAAAGACATGACTAAAAGAGGTAGTTATGTCAAATGGGGTAATACGGACAAAGACGGTTATGGGCAAATAAATATAAAAAATATTAAAGATAACGTATTACCTACAGATATAAATGATTATAATATAATATTAGATAATAATATTTATATGCCTGGAACTGCTAATCATGAGTTAGGACATGTGGCAGATGGTTTAGCAGGATCTAGAAAGATTCAGGATTTTGATAGTGGTAAAGAATATATTACAAACACTTATCTAAATTATTTAGCAAATTCTAACAATACATATAGTTCTGCGGAGTTAAGAAAAATGGGATTATTTGATGCTGCTGGAAGTAGATCATACTTATTAAATCCTACAGAAGCTAAAAGTCATATGTTAACTCTAAAGAGATCATTAAAAGATTCTGGTAAAATTACAAACTGGAGTACTCCTGTAGACGAAAATATGATTTTGGAATATATGAGAAATCCGACATCAAATAAAATGGTTAAGAATCAATATGATTTATATAGAAATAAAAACGAGTATATTGATAGATTGAACAAACTAATTCCTATGGAAATTTTAATGCCATTAGGTGGTGCTGGATTTGTAGGTCATGAACTAAATAAAGAATAATCAATATGGAAAATTTATACCCAGTATACCCAATTCCTTCTTATAAAGACGGAGGTATACACATCAAGAAAAAGAATCGTGGGAAGTTTAACGCACTTAAGAAAAGAACAGGTAAAAGTACAGAAGAGTTAACGCATAGTAAAAACCCATTGACTAGAAAACGTGCAATATTTGCTCAAAATGCTGCTAAGTGGAATCATAAAGGAAGAAAGAAAAAATAACAATTACAATCTAATTATAATTAATTATGGAAAACAATAGTAACGATACACTATTTGGATTTACAGCTATAACTGATATATTCACTGAACAAGTTGGTAACACCATCTCTCAAAACGATGATATTGATGATGAAGAATTAGAGAGACTAAAACAAGAGTCTGCTAAAGCTAGACCTGCTACTCCTGGATCTAAAAATAAAAAGACAGAAGAAATAGAAGAAGAGGAAGAAGTAGAGGAAGAGGAAACTGAAGACATCGAAGAGGAAGAAGTAGAAGAGCCTAAGAAATCTAAAAAAGCTTCTAAGAAAAAGGATAAAGAAGAAATTGAAGAAGAGGAGACTGAAGAAGAGATTGAAAAAGAATCTGAGGAGGAAACTGAAGAAGATGAGGTTGAATCTAAACAAGTATCTGCTTTATTTGATGCAATTGCTGAAGAATTAGAATGGGATTTTGATGAAGAAGAGGAAGAAGAAAAACCAAAGACTGTAGAAGAATTGGTTAAGTATTTTAAAGAAGTAATCGAAGAACAATCTACTCCAGAATATGCAAGCGAAGATGTTGCAAAATTAGATGAATTTGTTCGTAATGGGGGTAAGTTAGAAGATTATTTCTCTATTACTCCGGACATTGATGTTGACAATGTTGATATTGAAAATGAAAATGAGCAAAAGATAGTATTGAGAGAGTTACTAGCTAGAAAAGGTTACAGTGACAAACAAATTGCTAAGAAAATCGAAAGATTTGAAGATGCTGGAGTATTAGAAGATGAGGCTAGAGACGCAGTTGAGGAACTTCAAGAGATTGTTGCAAAAGAGAAAGAAGAGCTATTAGAGCAACAAAGAATCAAAAAGGAAGAAATGATGCAGCGCCAACAAAAGTTTTTTGATGACGTTGTCGGTGAAATAAAGTCCTTGGACAATATACGTGGTATTAAGATACCAGCTAAGGACAAGAAAGAATTATTGGCTTATATATTTAAAGCCGACGCTAGTGGAAAAACTCAGTACCAAAAAGACTATTCCAAGAGCGTAAAGAATTTAATAGAGTCAGCTTATTTTACAATGCGAGGTGACACTTTGTTAGATGCTGCCAAAAAACAGGGTACTAGCTCTGCTATTAAAAATCTGAAAAATAGTCTCAGATCAACAGGCGTTAGTAAAGGTACTAAGAGAATTAATACAAGTTCATCTAACTCTATTTTTAGTCGTGCAGTACAACTACTTTAATTAAAAATAAATTACTAACATTTATATGGATAACGGAATTTTAAATAATTTACAGATCGGTAGAGGTAAATGGTTCTCAGATCTTGTTGATGAGAATATGATTTCAAATGCAATGCTTACTAGACCGTATGAAGTAACCCGTGTTATTTCTTATGTATTCGGTTCTAAAGATGATGGTTATAGCACTTCTTTGGATGCGATTACTGGTGGTCTTGGTAATGTAATGACAATTGACCAAAGAGACTACGAATGGTCTGTAATGATTGATAGCGATAGAGCTGTGACAATTCGCTCTGCAAAATGGCAGGGAACAGAAATCACTGCTGCAAATGCTAGCACAGTTATGGCAGGTTTGGGTAACACACCTATCATGTTGTGGTTAGAGGACAAATGGTTTGGTCCTGGTGCAATTTTGGAATTTGATAATAGAGAGTATCAAGTACGTGTTTCTGGTGCTCCTTATCAAGATGGTAATGAATGGGTTTATACTTGTTTCATTGCAGATGGTCAATCTAACTCTTATATTCCTGGTGAATATTTGTTAGCTGGTCGTCAAGTATCTCGTTTAGCTTCTGCTTACGAAGAGTACAGTGAAGAGGGTGATATCCTGAATTATAATACTCATTTCAAGATGAGAAACTTCTTGTTTACGACTCGCTTGGATTATGATATTACAGGTACAGCTTATTCTACAGTACTTTGGATTGCTTTGAAAGATCCTAAAACTGGTAAGACTTCTTACTTGTGGTCTGATTATCAGGAATGGAAGGCAATGCGTGAGTGGTCTAAGAGATGTGAGAGAATGATGGTTTACTCTAAGTCTAATGTAAATAAAGACGGTTCTACTTCATTGTTAGGTACAAATGGCCGTCCGGTTTACATTCCTGCAGGTTTGTTGCAACAGATTGCTCCGTCTAACAGACGTTACTACACTGAGTTAACTCCGGAATTGTTGGAAGACTTCTTGTTTGATTTGTCTTACAATATCTTAGGTACTAACGAACGTAAGTTTGTTGCTTTGACTGGTGAAATGGGTATGAGAGAATTTGACCGTGTATTGAAACAAAAAGCAGCTACAATGAACTTAATTGATACGAAGTTTATCAGTGGTTCTGGTCAGGCTTTAGTTTTGGGTGGTCAGTTTGTAACATACAAGATGACGAATGGCATTGAATTGACATTGAAACATTTCCCGTTGTATGATGATACTACTTATAATCGTTTGTTACACCCGGTATCTGGTAAACCGCTGGAATCTTATAGAATGACGTTCTTGGATCTTGGTAGACGTGATGGTCAAGCTAACATCGTTAAGGTTGTTCGTAAGGATCGTGAGATGGTTATCTGGAATACTTCAGGTTCTGTAGCTCCAGGAACTGGTTACTCCAAGAATAAATCCACAGTAAGATCTAATGCAAAGGACGGTTACTCTGTTCACTTCTTAGGTGAAATGGGTATCATGCTTCGTGATCCCAGGGCATGTGGAGAGTTAATCATGGAAGTTGAAGATTAATAAAACAGGGGTGATTAAGTTCACCCCTTTTATTTAAAACTTATAAATTATGGATATTATATTAAAATTCGCCCGTACAAATCCATGGGCTGGAATAGCTAAGTATAAGAATTGTAAAGATTATATCAGTACTTACTGGACAAGATCTGGTAATAGATATACTGGTTTAACCCCAGAAGATGCTAGACGTTTGGAGAAAGAAATGGGATATGAAGAAGGACATTTATCTCCACAAAGTGGATTCTGGAAAACATATGCAATTGGTTTAGGCGCAAGAGATAAAGTTTTACATACTGAAAGACCTGAAGATGAACTTGCATATTTGTTTTTAAAAGGACACAAAAGAGTAGCAAATGGTATTAACAACCTTAAGCCTACTCATGATTATGTTCTTGTAAATAAAGAAATTGAAGCTGAAGAAGCTAACAAAAGAAATAAAGCTAAACGTGAGGCATTCTCTGAATTTAATAAGATGTCAATTGAGGAAATGCGCAAATGTTTACGCTTATATGGTCACAAGACTGACAATATCAGTAATGAGCTAGTTGAAAGTAGTTTATTTGATCTTATTGAAAATAATCCTGATAAGTTCTTCTTGATTTGGGTAAACAACAAAGTAAGAGACACTCAATACATTATTGAAGCAGCTATTTCAAAGAATGTAATTCGTAAGTCTAAAAACATCTATTACTATGGTACTGACATCATTGGTAGAAGTTTAGAAGATGCTATTGCTTCATTAAATGATAAAAAGAATCAGGATATCAAAATGACTATACTTCAAGAAATCGAATCTAAGTAAAAGTAAACATGACAGTATTAGAAGCACATATAGCGTTTAAGATTGAAGCAGATAAAAATGCCGTTAATATTGGTATATCTGGTTGTCCATCTTTCTTACCTGAGGAAATTGATTATTGGTTATACACAGCGTATCTAAGTAAGATAGCTACCAAAGCTACTGGGAACAATACTCTTAGAATACCATTTGAAGGTAATGTAAAAAGAGTAGCAGACTTAGAAGGTTTAGTAAAAACTGATAAGGGATTGTCTTTACTAAGTGAATCTATAAGTAATAGACTTACTATGAATAATTTCAAATCTAGTATTACTTATGGTGATGATACTCAAGATAAGCGTATGTACTTCTTAGAAGGAATTTTACATTTTGGTAGTAATAAAATAGCTACAGTAAAACTTATTAGTCACGAACAAGCTACTAGATTCTTAGAAACTTATAATAATAAACCTTGGATTGAAGAACCTGTAGCAATACTAGAGGATAATAAGTTAATAGTGTTTATAGATAGGGATCTCATGGTAGGTCCCTACACTATAGATATTACTTATCTGGCATATCCAAGAAAGATTAATAATCAAGATATTACGTCTACTCTAGACGAAATTCCAGAGTATATGCAATATGAAGTAGTTAAACTAGCTGCTGACATGGCAATTGAGAATATTGAATCTCCAAGAACTCAAACACATCCACAGTACGTAGCACAATTATCAGAGTAATATGAGTAGTAAGGAAATGCAAATGGAATTCGAGAGACGAATTCAACTTATTAGCCCAGATCTTATTGTAGATGAGAAACCTAACTCTGATCTTATATTTTCAATACTAAATGAAGCTCAAGATAGGTATGTAATGATGAATTATGTTGGTGATGACCAAATGGAAACTGAAACTAACATACATACTAGAAATACAGATTCTATTAAGAGTTTATTAGTAGAAAAAGAGTTAACCGCAACAGGTACTACTCTTAATGGTTTCACAAGATACAGATTACCATATGTATCTACTGAAGAATATTTCTTATATGTACATTCCTTTAGTAAAGTAAAGGGTACTTATAAACAATATAAAGATTTTGTTAGAGTAGATAATCAATTGGTTAAGTATAGAGATCTTGGTAAGTTTATTAAAACAGCATACAATACTCCTATTATTAGGCAGCCTGCTGTTGCATTAGTATCAGATCCTACTACTAAATATAACTATATAGAAGTAGCAGTAGATGCATATACTACATTAGGTAATGTTACATTGACTTATTATAGAAAACCATTAAGATTCAATACTACTGATGGAGCTAGTAAATGTGAACTGCCAGAATCAATTCATAGTGAAATTGTAGATTTAGCAGTTAATATGTTTATTACTGAAGGTAAATATAGATTACAAGTAAAACAACCAAATAATCAACAATAATGAAGTATATTGATTTACAAACAGCTTTTGAATTAGAAATAGATAAATTAGATGATAATCTAACAAAACCTACTACTTCAGATATTGAGTATTGGTTAATGGCTGGGTTAGATAAATTTATTAAAACTAGATATTCTGGTATTAATTTCAAACAAACTGGATTTGAACAAGATCAAAAAAGAATTGATGATCTTCGTACATTAGTTACTAGAAAATCTTATCAATTTACTACATATCCAGAAGAGTATACAGTTACTCTGCCAGATGATTATATGTTTACTGTAGGAGAGACAGCTGTAATATTTAGTTACGATCATTGTTGGCCTGTGGGCCCAAGTGGTCAACCAAGAACTAAAAACACAGATGTGTTAGAAGCCACAGTAGAAAACATAGACAGACAAAGACAAAATACTTTGTCAGAATATAGATTACATGGTAGATCCGCCAGACCATTAAGATTATATGAAGGAAATGAAATTCATTTATATACAGACGGAAATTACAATATAAGAAATTATATTCTCACTTACTTGAGAACTCCTAAAAAGATTAGCCTTACTGATGCACCATTTGATGAGTACACAGATATGCCAGTTGCAACTCACAATGAGATAGTTAAGTTAGCGGTAGAGTTGTATTTGGAAAATAAGGCTAATCCAAGATATCAATCGTATATGAACGAAGTTAGTACAATGGAATGATTATACGAATAGTTTAGTTTGACGAGGAAATCTGAAACACGAAAGTAGAAGAACTAATCAAAATGTTAAGCTAGACGTCTATTTAAGTTTAACAATAAAAAACAATAATTATGTTACAACATGTGAACACAGTACTTATTGGTACTGAAGCACCTGAATCTTATACGACAGCAGATGCATTGACAAAAGGTCAAATTGCATTATTTGATCAAAATAGAGCAATTGTAAAAGATGCAGCTGGTGCTAAAGCTGCTAGTTCATTGTATATCGGTGTTTGCGAAGGCAAAGAAGATGTTTACAATGAAGCAGGTACAAAATCAACTAAGTCAGTTATTCGCTTCTCAATGCCTATCATGAAAGGTTCTAAACCTCACATGGTATTTAGTGAATATGTAGCTGCAGCTGAAGATAAAATTGTAATCACAGCTACTAATGTTACTCCGGAAGTTGGTCATCGTTATGTATTACGTTTAGTATACAATGACATCTATGAGGCACCTGGGCAATTTACTCATACTTATGAAGTAATTGCAAAGAGTACCAATGCAACTAATTTGATTACAGCTTTCAAAAACAAAATCAACAAACACAAAGAAGCCAGAGTAGTAGCAACTGGTGATGCCGCTGTTCTTACATTGAATGCAAAAGAAATGCCATACAATGAAGGCATCATGTTGGATTCAAACTATTCTCAGGTTTCTGTAGAAGCGTTTATGTGGAAAACTATTCCTTCTGGGTTGTTGAGTAATGTAATGTATCCTGTTGCTAATTTAACGATTGCTAAGACTCAAGGTACTCCTGGTAAAGGTAATCCGAAGATTGTTCGTGATCGTGAAAATGCAGCTCTTGGTTACAGAGGTATTACACATCGTGCAAATGGTATCTATCCGTACATTGCTCCTGAATTGAAAGCTGATTTAAATGCTACTTACGATACATTGTCTATCGAATGGGATAATAAATATCTTAGTGATGATAATCAATACATCAAAACAACTCCATTAGCTTGTGAATTGTATGTAAATGCTGGTGAACTTGAAGACTCTGCATTTATGACAGCTTTAAAAGCTTTTGTAGAAGTTGCTTAATCAAAAAATATAATTCAAACCAAAAAGGGGATTGGGAGTAATATCCCTTTCCCCTTTTATTTTATATACGATTGATATGGAAATGAATGAATCATTGTATTATGCAGAAATAAAACTGCTAACTACGTATTGCCACAACTGCCTAGATAACAAAATGAAGGATAAAATAATGATGTTTCTGTTTAAGAAAACACTTTATGATAATGCTACTACTTTGAATCTTGCAGATGATGCAGAACAGTATTATAATGAAATGCTGAATTTACTTGATATGAGAACGTGTAATTGTACTATTGATGACTGTAAAAATTGTAAAGATGGATATTGCGAATTATGTAAATAAAGTTGGTAAATTGGTTAATCAGTCTACAAAGTACAATGCAAAATTGGATAGAGTTTCGATTACAAATCTAGTACTATTGTTGCATTTAGATAAATTAGCTAAATGGGCAGCTAATAATTTAAATGACGAAGAGTTTCCTATTACTCAGGACGACGTAGATAAAATTATAGGGTATCTTCATTGCTTAAAAAAACAAATGAATTTCTATCCAGAAAAAGATATTGATTCTGATTGTATATTAACTGAAGTTAAGGAACATATAATCCAAGAGTAATATGAATAAAAAGATATCGCAATTTGAACTAACAACTAAACTACAGGAGCAAGACCTCATTACCCTTGTACAAGATGGTAGTAATAAGAATATTACTAGTGGAAGTTTTACTACATCACTATCAGGTACATTTGCCACTAATGAGAGAGTAGATGCTGTAGAAGAAGATGTTGAGATACTAGATACTAAAGTAAATGATAATTATAAAGATCTTAGTAATAAGATAGTAGAAGGAGATACTAGTGTAACTACTAATCTTAATAGTACTATCACTAGTTACTATGATGTATTGAATAATAAGATCATTACTTTAGATACTAAGCATGACACCGATATGTCAGAGATTGGCGGTACTATGCAAGAGTGGATAGATGATATTGATAATAGATCTACATTACAACAATTACAGGATGCTCTCAATAGACTTACTGTGGCTGAAAACACTATTACTGCTTTAGCAGAAGTAATCGCTAATGGCGGGGGTAGTAGTGGTGATGTACCAGGTTATCATACACAACCTTCTAGTACTATTACTTCTTTACAAGGATATTATAAAGGAATAAGTGCTGATCCCTTAGTAAGTACTGATACATTAAATCAAGCATTATCTAAACTTGAAAATCAAGTAGAAGCAGTTGCAGATGGATCTGGTTCTTTACCTGTAATCAAAATGGGTGAAAGTACTACACCTACTGATAGCTATATTTATACTGCTGGTAAAGTAAAACAAGACTACGTATTTAAAAGTGGGGATACTGTACCTGGGAGAATAATATATACTACAGGTATACAGGGAGGGCAAACATTCCGTTCTGGTTGGGATGGAGTTGGAGCTAGTTTGTATCCATCAAATTCTAAATGGAATCTAGAATTAGATAACCTATTTGTTAGAGGTAATATGACAGTTAATGAATTAACTGTAAATGAAATAAAAGCAGTAGGTGGAGATATTTTAGTTACATTAGGTGATATGAAATGTATTAAAGTAGAGGAAAAAGATAATGGATACAAATGTTACTTTGATACAGAAGATGGCACCAAGTATAATGAATTTATTGTAAACGACCAAGCAATATGTCAAAAATTTGATGGACATAATGTAAAAAGATATTGGAGAGCTGTAACAGAAGTAGGTAGTGATTATATATTACTATCTAAGGATGTGTGTGAGCCTGGTAGTAGTACACCTTCTGCGGATGATGAAATATTATTATTAGGTCATAGAGTAGAAGGAGATGCTGAATATGACAAGCAAATGGAAGATAGACGTAATGCTATTTTCATTTCTGCAAAAGGATCAAATGCTCCAAGGATTGCCTTTTACTCAGGAATTAATGATTTTACTTTGGAAGGCAAAGATAAAACAGTAATTGGAAAAGATAGTAAATTTGTTGGTACAATCACAGTAGTATCTAAAGATGGAACTGAAACTGGTATCCCTATTTATAGAGGTACGTGGTCAGTGAATAAACAATATTATTATTATGACTGTGTAACATATAATGGTAGTACTTGGATAGCCACTCAAGACAACATTGGTAAAGAACCGAAAGAAGGAAGTCCTTATTGGACAATTTATATTGCAAAAGGAGAAAATGGGCAAGCTGGTGATGATGTTGCAAAATGGGTAGAAATTGTTGGAAATAGAATGTTTCTGTATGATTCCCCAGACTTTTCTGGTACTCCCACTCCAGTTAATTTAGGATTAAACGCAAAGACATATGGAATTGTGCAACCATCATATCAATGGACAAATGTAACAAACAATAGTGAAATTGTTGGGTATGGTAATTCTTTAATAGTTACACCAGATATGATTACTGACAGAACTGCTGTTTTTAGATGCACCGTAACTGATAATGATACTCAAGCGACTTATTATGATGAGATGCAAGTTGCTAAATTAGCAAATGGTGCTGAAGGTCTGGATGCATATTATATAGATTTAACAAATTATTCTGCATCTGTCCCATTTGATAGTTCTGGTACTATACTAATAGACCCATCTACAATATATACTGATGTATTTGCATATCATGGAATTACTCAGATACCAATTATTTCTATGACTGCCAAGTTTACTGAGGGTTCTGGTACATGTGAAGTTAAAGATAATAGAGTATCTTTGAAAACATTAACTTCTACTAGTGCAAGAATAACTCTTACAATTGAAGTAGACGAAGGTGTAACAGTAACTAAAGATTGGTATATTAACCAAAGTAAAAATGGAGAAGATGGTTTTAATGGAGAGGATGCCGTTAGAACATATTTAACTGGAGAACAATTTTTTCACTACGCAGAATATGCAAAAATACCAACTCCTCAATCAATAACATTAAAGATGGATACCACATTAATGGATGTAGCTTCGTATAAGTGGTATTGGAAAATATCTGGTACTTCTGAATGGACTTTGCTAGAGGGAGAAACAAAATCTGAATTAGTTGTAGTTTATAATGGAGTATATTTCCAGACAGGTGAAGATGAAATTACATTTAGATGTGTAGTAACTAGTACTGGGGGGGTATCGTTTGAAGATATAATTACAATAAATAATGTTCGAGATGGAGAAAGTGCGTATAGAGGAGCATTAGATAATGAAAGTATGACAGTTCCAGCAAATTACGAAGGTGTTGTCAGTGATTGGTCTCAAGCCACTACTTATGCTCACTTAAGAAGAGGTGGCACAAAATTTAATAATACTGAATATACTCTAACTTCTTCCCAGTTAAGTGGTGTAGGTACATTAAGTATAAATCAAGAAAAGAAACAGATCACTGTCAATAGTTCCAGTATCCCAAATAACTATGTTACTGTGCAGTGGCAAATAAACTTTGTGTACGAAGGAATAACTGTAGATACAGTAGTGTTATCTTTAGTAAAGAATATTACTGGAAAAGATGGAAATGTTGGCAATTCTTCTATACAAATTTATTGTAATACTAATTCCACTCCAACACGTCCTACTTTTACAGAAATGATTTCTTCTAGTGGTGGTACTTCTGGTTCTTTTGCATGGTATCCAGATCCCACTAATAGTACAACCACTCTAACTTGGACAAGTACAGGATATCTTAATCCAAATACAAATAAAATAGATCTACTACCCGATAAATCGGGTTACAGGTGGACAAAACCTATTATTTTTTCTCCATTGAATGGAGAAAATGGTTCAGATGGTAGAGGTGTGAAAAGTGTTACTATGCAATATTACAAATCTACTTCACCAACCAGTTTATCTGGAGGAAGTTGGAGTTCAAGTGCTCCTGCAGCAGAAAGTGGATATTGGATATGGACTAGATTATATATAGTATTTGATGATGGAGATTATTCATATACAAGTGCAGTGTGTACTACAGGTGCAACAGGAAGTGATGGAGATTATGGCCCGGGTTTAAGTTATCGTGGTGAATACTCTTCAACTACTAACTATGCTTGGACAACAAATTCTCAGGGAAACGTAAGAGATATAGTAAAGTATAGTGGTTCGTTTTATGCAGTGAATAGATCTAAGAAAGGTGCTGGTGCGTTTAGTGGAAAAACTCCAAGTAGTAATGCAGGTACAGATGGTGGCAATTACTACTGGGTTAAATTTAATTCATTTGAAAATGTAGCTACAGATTTATTATTCGCAGATAAAGCAACTATTGCAGGATGGGATTTTTATAATACTAATATTCAATCTCAATCTGGTACAATGCGATTAGATGGTAGAACAACTGCTGCCGTTACAAGTAAAATTCATTTAGCAATAGGATCTAATGCGGCATCTTCACCTGGATCTGCACCGTTTAGAGTAGATACTAGCGGTCAATGTTACACATCAAAGCTAAATGCAGTAGGTGGTACTGTAGGAGGATTTGATATTTCGGGAGGTAGAATGACAGGTTCTAATTCAGACAGTTATGGAAACAAGTTCACATTATCCCCTACTATGACTATGTATGGTAGTTATGGAATTCCTTCTGCTGCTGTTGGTTTTGGTTTATCAGCAATTCCAGCAACTACTGGGCAAACATGTCCTGCAGTAGTATTGAATACTTTGAATAGTAGAGGAGGTGCTACAAATGGCTTTACTCTCATATTATATAATGGATCTGCTAGATATAGTAATACCCCACAACGTTGGTTAAATTGCCAACATTATACTAATTCAGGATGGGGATCTGGTTTTTCTGTAGAAAGTAGATACTTCGGAGATTCAAACAATATGGAAAGAACTATTGTCAATTTTGTTCAGTTACCTACTTTAACTCAACTAAAAAATTACGGTTTGGAGTCTAGTGATACTAGTTTTAATGTTAGGGTAAGTAATAGTGGATATTTATATATAGAAGGATAATATGGAACTTAATTTAAAGGAAAGAGCAATTATAATATACAACTTACTTTGGAAATATGATTCTTATGTTAATTTACAAACAAAAGAGTCTATTAAACAAAAAGTTGACTTTACAGAAGAGGAGCTTGAAGGAATTAGTCAATATACTGGTGTAGATGGTAATGTATATACACAGTTTAGTGGCGCCTTGGATCTAGAAACTACCCAAAACTATGAATTTACTGAAAATGAAATAATTTATCTTGCAGATAAAATAATGGTTTTAAATGCAACTAATAGGTTGAATGATGAGGGTATGTCGATGTATGAAAAAATTGAGAACATCTACTCACAAATACAAGCAGAAAAAGGGTTTACAAAAATAGGACCGTGGCAATATGCTAACGCAAAAGAACTAAATAATAACTATTACAATGGTTAAGAATAATGTATATTATGAATGGTTTGCAAGTATAACCGTACCCAATCCAGATCAGGTTGGGTACTGGGTTGACTTGGGAGCAGATTCAAAAGGTAGAATAATTAAAGTTTACAATCACGATATAGAAAAATGGGTTGTACTCTTTGATGTAAGTAAAGATGACTATGTACCACCATTTATTGGTTCTAATGGCAACTGGTGGGTAGACAATAGAGATACTGGAGTAAAAGCTACTGCAGAGACTCCGTATATAGGTGAGAATGATCATTGGTTTACTTATGATCCTATCAACAAAGTATATGTAGATACAGGTATAGAAGCTCGTGGTCTTAGTGCTTACGATATTGCAGTTAAATTAGGTTTTAAAGGTAGTGAACAAGATTGGATTGATAGCTTAAGTAAAGCATCTGAAGATGCTGCTGTTGCTGCACTAGAAGCAGCTAACAAAGCAAATGAAGCTGCAGATAAAGCTAATCAAGCTGTAGAAGAAATTGAAGGTATAGTTGACGATGCTATAGCTGCTACTGAAAAAGCTGAAGAGATTGCTAGTAATCCACCAAAGATTGTAGATAATGATTGGTGGATCTATGACTATGATACTAAACAATATATTAATACTGGTATAGCTGCTATTGGTGATGCTTTTACTTATAAAAAGGAATATCCTTCAGTTGAAGCAATGGAAGCTGATTGGGGTACTGCTGATGTAAAGTTAGGTGAGTATGTACTTATTAATACTAATAATGTAGAAGATCCTGATGATGCTAAAGTTTACTTAAAGACTCAGAATGGTTGGAAGTTTATTGTTGACTTATCTGGTATGCAAGGTATTCAAGGTTGGTCAGCATACGAAGTTGCAGTACAACATGGTTTTGTAGGTACTGAAGAGGAATGGGTGCAATCATTAAAACAACCTGCATTAGATGCAGCAGCAGAAGCCTTAGATGCTAAAGCTCAAGTAGAAGCTACTGAGCAAGCTGTTAAAGAAGCAGAAGCATTACGTGTTACTGCAGAACAAGGTAGAGTTAATGCTGAGAATACCAGAGTAAGCAATGAAAATACACGTATCTCCAATGAAGATAGTAGGAAAGCAGAAGAGACTAAAAGGGTAACTGCTGAGAATGAGCGCATTGCTGCAGAGAACTCTAGAAAGTCTGAGGAGGAGATTCGTAAGACTAATGAAGCTAATCGTGTATCTGCTGAAGGTTCTAGAGCTAGTGCAGAGACATTAAGAGCTTCTGCTGAAGCTGAACGTAACACAAATGAACAGAAAAGAATTGAGGAAGAAACAAAGAGAATCAGTTCTGAAGAGGGAAGAGTCGCAGCTGAAACCAAACGTGTAGATAACGAAGATGCTAGAATAGCAGCTGAAACAGCTCGTGATACAGCAGAACAGGAAAGGGAATCAAATGAAGCCACTAGACAGGCAAATGAGGCGATTAGAGAGACTCAAGAGGCTGCAAGGGAAAAGAATACAGCTGATGCTATAACTGCCGTAAATGAGGCTAAAACAGCTGCACAACAGGCTACTACAAATGCAACTACTGCTGCCAATAATGCTAATACTCAGGCTAATAGAGCTAAAGAATATGCAGACAATCCTCCCAAAGTAGGAGATGATGGTTATTGGTATCTTTGGGATGAAGTTAATGATGTATATGTAAACACAGGTTGGCCATCCTCAGGTATTATCTTAAAAGGTAGTCTTGATAGTCCAGAAGATTTAGATACTATAGTAGATCCACAACTTAGTGATTCTTATATTGTTGGTACAGACTTATACTTTTGGAATGGTACTGAATGGGTTAATATGGGTAGATTCCAAGGACCTCAAGGAGAACCCGGTAAAGATGCTGAACTTAGTAAAGCAGCCATTGAAGCTGTATTAATAGGTGAAGTAACTACTCATACTCATGATACTAGGTACTATACTAAGGATCAAACTGATGCTAACATAAAAGTAGTAGCAGATGACCTTGCTAACAATTACTATAACAAATCCCAAGTAGACAGTAAGTTTACTTCTGTATATATTTTCAAAGGATCTGTAGATACGATTGAAGATTTGCCTACTGAAGGTAATGTTATTGGTGATGTGTGGAATGTTCGTAAGAATGATACTAACTATGCATGGACAAGTGAAGGTTGGGATGCATTAGGTGGTACTGCTGAATTAGCATCATTGACAGCTAATGGTTTGATGTCCAAAGAAGATTTTGCAAAGTTACAAGGTATTGAAGCAGGTGCACAAGTTAATAAGATTGAGACTATTACTAAAAGAGTAGAACTTAATGTTGTTAATAAGAATGTAACTATTCCAGAGGATATTAAGATCTCAGATACTGAACCTACTGAGGAAGAAATCATGTGGTTAGATCCTAGTGAAAACTATGATTTCACATTTGATGGTTATAGCCAAGCACAAGCAGATGCACGATTTGTACAGAAAGAAGAAGGTAAAGGTCTTTCAACAAATGATTATACGAATGCAGATAAAACTAAAGTAACAAACTTAACTGATTATGTTACTGGTGGTACTGGTGCTGTTACAGATGCTAATGCAGCTACTATTACTTTATCTAAGAAGAATCCAGTGAATGGTTCTGCAAGTACTGATACAGTAGTAATCAACAAAGCCACTACTACTACTGCGGGTGTAATGTCTGCTGCTGATAAGACTAAGCTTGATGCTGCATTAACTGCTTCTGATAATATTGCAACTGCTACTAAGTTAGCTACTGCTAGAACTATATGGGGACAAGCATTTGATGGTAGTGCAAATGTTAGTGGTAATATGACAGGAGTTGGTAATATCGCAATGTCTGGTGTATTGAATCTTGACAATAATAGAGGTGTAACAGTTAAAGACACTGAAGGTGAAGGTTTAGGTGTATTGAATTTTAATGCAACAAATGATCTCCATTTTGGATATTACACTGCAAATAAAGGTTATAATACATATATTGCTGGTAATAATGTTATTGTTCGTACTGTTGGACTATCTGAAAGAGTAAGAATAACAACTGATGGTAAAGTAGGTATAGGTACTTCTGCTCCAGAAAGAATATTGGATGTTGCTGGAGGTGTTCAATTTAAAACCAACATAGATAATGTTATTAAGATTCCTGTAAAATCAATAGGTTCTGGTCATGCCCCTGGCATGCACTTTTATACAAATGATGGATCAACTAGAATCGGTGGTATTGGAGGATATGTAAGCAATCCTAGTTCTGAAAACTATCGATCATATGTCGGATGGGGTGATAGCCCATTTGATTTAAATTCATCTTTAACAGTATCAAATAGTTCTATAACCTATAAAGGAAATAAAGTATGGCATGCTGATAATGACGGTGCAGGTAGTGGATTAGATGCTGATTTGTTAGATGGTTATCAATTAGTTACTATTGGAAATGCTACTGGTCCTCATTCTGTTTTTAGCAGGCCATCTATTGGAAATGAATTCAGATCTTGGTATATAGGTAATTTACCAACTGTAGCTTCCACTGGTACTGGAGAAGCTAAAGTAGTATTCAACATTTACGGTTTGACTAACTTTGCTTCTACAGAAGAAATATTTACTACTATTACTGCCAGTACAAGAGGAAAAATTGGAGTTGAGGTTGTAAATCACATAGGAGATGCAAGTCAATATAAAGTTGGTTATGTAGCTACTGATTCAGAAGTACAAATTTGGGTAACAAATCTACAAAGATATGGAGGAACTTCCAGTTTGGATATCTGCGTTAGTAAACAATTTACTTTAGTAAATTCTGTTCAAACTACTGTTCCTGAGAATATTGTATATGTAAATGTAGGTAAAATTGTAACTACTTCTAATCTAGAAGATACTCTAGCATACTGGTATGAAAATGATGAAAACAATTCATCCACAACATGTGCAACAGGTGGTAATAGAAATGTAATTGAATCATTAAGAAGTAAGTTCAAGAGATGTATTGCTAAACCATATGGAGATGATGCTGCATTGATTAGTTACTTAAACGAAATAGATAGTAATAAATGGCCTGATGGTACAGGTGCTACTTACGAAACCGTTAGAAAGGAGAGTTTAATGGTACATTTCCCTAAATACTATCACAAAACTATAGAAAGAAGCCCAGGTATTTGGAGAACATACATATCAGAACAACAAATTGATAATGACTACATTGAGGAACCAGAATTATTATTAGGTACATTTGAAGGAATAATTTCAGATGAAAATGGAGGAGCGTTGACTAGTACTGGATCTTCTATATCAACAGCATCTAAAACTATGGCACAGTTCGTTGCAGCAGCAAAGGTAAATGGTTCAATGTATGGTATTGGTGATTATAGGTCTCATGCTACTATAGCTAGAATGTTTTGTGCTTACTATAAGACTACTAATATTAGTACAAGCAATAGTGCTATTCCTTGTTCAGGAGGTACTAAGAGATATAACTACGGTTGGACTGGTGGAACAAAGGCTTTAGGTAATAGAGATGGGAAAGCAGCTGTAAATAATGATGCTGGATATTACTCAACTAACTTCTTAGGACTTGAAGACTGCTATTACAGTAAGTGGGAGTTTGTACAAGGAATAAACATTTTAAAAGGTAAATACGTTGTATATGATGGAGGTTCATTCCCAGATAAGGATGTAGCAGAGCTTGAAGCAGCAGGTGCTACTAATATCAGAGTTGTAGGATATGAACCTAATCCAGCTGCAACTGAAGGATATAATGGATGGACTAAAGCCGTAGCTCAAGGCAAATATGGTGATGTAGTTCCTACAGCACATGGTGGATCTGAAACTACTTACTATTCCGATTATAGCTGGTTTAATCCAACAGGAAATAGAATCTTTCTACGGTCGGGTAATTCGGCTGATGGTTCTCAATGCGGGGTCTTCGTGGCTTATGCTAATCATGCATCCTCGCATTCGTGGACGACTGTCGGTGCAAGATTAGCCTTTTATGGTAAGATCGTTGTAGTTGATTCAGATACATTTAAGAAAATGCAGGCATAGTCCTGAGTAATATAGATAATTAAATATTAATAACAAGGGCGGGATCTAAAAGAATTACTATGAGATGACTTTATAGTAAGACTGCTGTCACATTATTTCATACTTGAAAAAACAGTCAGGTAATTCAGATAATGGTTCTCAATGCAGAGTCTTCATAGCTAATGCTAATAATGCATCCTCGAATTCATAGACGAATATCAGTGAAATTTTGGAACTAACAGATACTTTCAGATAACTACAAAAATGTTTGTTGAACTTAGATCAGCCTTACCTCTAGGTAAAAGATAACAGGTGCTTTGAAGAGACCTTAGTAGTATTGTGCGAACGGGTCTTACCACCAAAATAGCTTATGAAAAGAATAGGCAATTTATTTAACAGGATAATATCATATGAAAATCTGGTCCGGGCTGAAAAGAAGGCTAGGCTAGGTAAAACTAAAAGATACGGCGTTAAGAAATTTGACAGGAATCCATATGAAAATCTGGTCCGGTTACAAAAGGCATTAATAGAAGATACTTATCGTACTTCGGAATACTGCGTATACACAATCATCGCCGATCGTGGTAATAAAGAAAGAGAGATATATAGGCTACCGTATTATCCAGACAGAATAGTCCATCATGCTATAATGAATGTTATAGAACCTTACCTTGTTAATAGATTTACTGCAGATACCTTCAACTGTTTAAAAGGAAGAGGTATTCATTATGGAGTAAAGAGATTGAAAAGAGATTTAAAAGCTGACAAAGAAGGCACAAAATATTGTTTAAAATTAGATATTAAAAAGTTCTTTCCTTCTATAGATCAAGATGTGTTATACTCACAGTTTGAAAAGGTATTTAAGGATAAGAAACTATTAAGATTATTACATCATGTAGTTTATTCTACACCAAAAGGTTTACCAATTGGAAATTACATATCTCAATTTGCAGCAAATTTGAATTTGACTTGGTTTGATAGGTGGATTAAACAAGTATTAAAAATAAAATATTATTACAGACATTGTGATGATATTGTTATATTACACCCAGATAAAGATTACTTAAGATATTGCTTACAAGAGATTGAAAAATATCTAGCTGATAACTTGAAACTAAAAGTAAAACGTAATTGGCAGATATTTCCTGTAGAAGCAAGAGGTATAGATTTTATTGGTTATGTATTTTACCATGATCATACTTTACTCAGGAAAGATATCAAAAAGAAGTTTATTTATAAATTAGGTTATAAAAGTAAGAATAAGAGGTTAACATCACTAGCAGCTTATTGGGGATGGTGTAAATATGGAAACTGTCATAATTTATGGTATCGCTTTACGAGATCTTATAATTTTAAAGATTATAGACAAAAATTATTAAGTAGTTATGGAATTAAAGAAAGTACAAGGTGATCATATACCTGAAGTAATAGAATACCTAGGAATGAATGAATGGGCAGTTAGATGGGATATTGAAGAAATTAATTCTGAAGATATACATGGTTATGCTTATTATGAATTAAAATTCAATGAAGAACCAACTTATGATTCTTTCGTAAGTAAGGTTATCAGAACTAGATATAGTGCAGATGAGGAAGCAGCATTAAAATCTAATATGGTTGAACAATTGCTTAGTGGCAGTCAACCTATTACCAGATATGATGAATGGCAATCTTTTCAAACACTTAGAACAGAAGCTAAAACAATTGGCAAACAAATATTTAATATTTAATTATGGTAATTAAAGTAAAATATAATGGGGAATGGGTTAAAATACCATACTTAAGTAGTGATCATGGTCGGGAACTAGTAGAAGAAGCACCTAAAGATGGTAAGCAATATGCTAGGCAGAATGGAGTATGGTCTGTAGTAAATATACCAGAAGTTGATTTTACTGATGTATATAATGCTATTGATACTAAAGTTGATAAAGTAGAAGGTAAGGGGTTAAGTACTAATGACTATGTTACTGCAGATAAAACCAAAGTTACAAACATCAATGAGGTAGTTGAAGCTGCTACTAAGAATATTACAGCAACAGATATCTCTATTACTCTGGATAAAAGGAACTTAGTAACCAATGTAGTAGAAAATATAGAATTAAATCTTCCTGCATCTACTACAGCTTTAGCTGGTTTGATGTTACCTTCAGATAAGACAAAGTTGAATGGCATTGCTGCTGGTGCCGAAGTAAATGTTAATGCTGATTGGAATGCTACAGAAGGAGATGCATTGATATTAAATAAACCTACATTATCTACTGTAGCTACATCTGGTAGTTACAACGATCTTACTAATAGACCCACCATACCTACCGTAGATGTTAACAAAAAATATGTAGATGATCAATTAGCTACTAAAGCTGATTTAGCGGATTATACGGTATTTGACATCTTCATGAAAGTGGCAAACGGCGATACTCCATCTATATCTCAAGAAGACTATAATACATTACTAGAGAAGCTTCCAAACGGTTTTGTTAATACACTCCCAATTAGAGATAATCCTGCGTATATATCAAGTCTTTTTGGCGGATATAACACCAATGGTGATAATTCTTTTTGGTTTTATGCGCAACAAACTATGGGGGTTAATCATTGTTCTATACAAATGTGGATACGTCAGAATTTAGATGTGGAAACTCAGGTCAATAATGATTATTTAATTCCGGTAACTGATGGAATTTCTATACAGGCAAGTGTTACAAATAATTCTACTGATCCTAATGTTAAGGAAGTAGTAATACATACTACAGGTGACGGATCAAAAGCTTTAATGGATGACGGCAAGTATCGTAAGCTTCCAGTATATGGCAGAAACCTGTTATTGGGATCTGGGAAGGAAGTGAGTAATGCCGAGTATGAGATGGCTAATTACTGGCTAACTGAACAGATATCTAAAGGAACACAAGTAACATTGACTATTTTTGGAGAGTTGGGTGATGATAAGGAAATGTTCACTATATATAACTCTACTGGTGCAGTAGGTTCTATGGCTCAGTTCAGTAAGACTGACTTTGTAAATGGGAAGGCCAGTAAGACTTTTAAATGGATTACTAATATCGGAGATGCAGTAGCTGATAATACACATATGGTTGTATTTAGTTCTCCTAAAACTGGCACATCAATTTCCACCATCCATAAGATTAAACTTGAATATGGTGATATTTCTACTGAATGGTCTCCAGCTTGGGAAGATATACCAGATCTAGAAGAAAGATATGCGTATGGTGTTGAGTGGGATACTGCATCATCTAGTCCTGATGGGGTTAGAGTAGGTAATATTCAATTGCATAGAGAGCTACCTATCCAGAGTAAGATGAGAAGGTGCCTTTTGGATAGAGATGGTGGAGTTAAAGAATATTTGGATAATGAGCTTTCATGGGGTGGAAGCTATTTGGATTATGCCGTTATGACAGAGATGCCTGAACATTGGTATAAATTGTATTTTAATGGCACTAAATTTAGGATGATGTTGTCCGAAATTCCATTACCTGGGTATAAACATGTAGATAAGTTCTATATCTCAACATATGAAGCCAGAATGTATAGAACCGATAATTTATTATGTTCGGCGGCTGGAGCTAGTAAATTAAGTGATCCTAATTCAATTCATTTTAGAGGTGGTGACAACACCGCTGAATGGGACGAAACCTACCGTTCCTTGCTAGGTTGTCCCGTCACCTACCTCACCCGAGACCAATTCCGGCAAGCCGCTAGGAAACGTGGGAGTGGCTGGGAGATGTACACCTATGGAGCACATAAAACCTTATTCTGGTTATTTGCAGTAGAATATGCTACATTAAATAGTCAAAAACCATTTAACGCTCAAAAAGATGCTAATGGATTTTCACAAGGTGGTCTTGGAGAGGGTGCATCACAAATGACAGATTGGATAAATTTCAATAATGCAAACCCCCTTATACCATGCGGCTATACCAACGAGTTCGGGAACGGCTCGGGAGAGAAGGCATATGTGGTGAAGAACGCTTCCGACGGTACTTATGCCACGTTGATGGCTAACAGGTATCGTGGCATAGAGAATCCGTTCGGTCATGTCTGGAAATACACTGACGGGGCTAATATACAGGTCACCACGGGTGATGCCGGATTGTCTATTCTATGGACCACCGATGACCCGTCGAATTTCAGCGACACCTCTTACACGGGCTATGACAAGAAAGGTAATATCTGCCGTACAAGCGGTTATGCTAAGAAGATGTTGCTTGGAGAAAATGGTGATATCATACCTACAGAAGTAGATGGTAGTTCTTCCACTTATTGGTGTGATTATTATCGTACTACTATAACAATTGACGGAATATTTGTAGTATTAGCCGGATCTTCTGCTAATGGCGCTTTAGGTAATGGTCTTGCAAGTATTTATGGTGGTTACACATCCAATTCTGCTAGAGATATAGGAACACGTCTTTGCTTTTTCCCTAAATATAAATCAACTGAAATAACTACAACTACAGAATAATATGAAAAGAGTATATAGTAATAAAATACCTAGTAAGATAGAAAAAGATAATAGTGGTTATTATTTGTATAGATGGAATATACAAGAAGAACAAAATACTGAATATAACGGTTATTCCTATTATGAAGTAACTGTATGGCCCACATTAACGGCTAATAAGATATTAGAAACATGTATTAATGAATTATGGGGTACAGATGTTGAAGCAAAGAAATTGAATGACTATAATGCTGCATTACTAGGGATATTAGATGAAAGTTATATAGATATTTACAAAGATTTCTTACAAAAGAGAAAAGAATTGAAGGAACAAGTAGATTCAGATTTCATTGCTTATGAACAAATGCAAAATGAATCAAATAGTGAACAAATAACCGCTATTACTTAGGGTAGTGTCAATTTATAAATAAAGAACTTTTAAACCTTATTGACGTTTACTAAATAAACTGTCAAAAGATATCAGAACGCTAGCTAATTTTGTATTGGTTAGCGTTTTGTTTTTCAATCATCTTCTTTCAAATTATTGTAATGTTACAAAGACTAAATAATATTATATTAACGGCTCAAAGTGTAGCTACAGTGAATTACTTTAAAGAATTAGTTAATGACGGACCGATTAAATTTGTTGCCTGTTTACTATCTGGTGCAATGGGTTGGTTATCTACATTCTTTGCTCCAATATGGACAGTAATAGTTGTAGTGTGTGTATTTATACTTATAGATGCAATTCTTGGCACCAAAGTATCAATTACTCATGGTGGTAAGTTTGAATCTAGAAGATTGTGGTCTACTTTAAAGAAATTCGGAAACTGTGCAATGATAATTTCTTGTTGTCATCTTATGGACACAGAAATAGTAAAGTCAATTGACATGCATTTAGTAGAAGGATTTTCAGGAATTGTTTGTGGAGTTGAGTTGTGGTCAATGATCGAAAATCTCCAAGCAATTGATCCTACTGGACCATGGAAGATCTTCAGTAAGTTCATACGTAGCAAAGGAGAAAAGTATTTGGATATTACAATAGAAAAAGATGATTTACCAAAGATAAAGAAACTTGTAAAAAAGATAAAATGATATTTTCCAAAGTAAAGATAGCTATTGCTGTTATTTTTAGTTTACTATTGTTTAATAATGTCAGACTTGCTAAGAAAGTAAATGACTTAGATAAACAAGTAGGGATTGCAATGAATAATGCTCAAGTATGGGAAAATATTGCAAATCAAAATAGAAATGAAGCAAGGTTATTGGAATTGACAGTAAATGATTTTAAAAATTCTAACGATAGTCTAATAAAGGTCGCCAGGGATCAACAAAAGAAGCTAAAGATCAAAGATAAGCAACTACGTCAAGTAGCATCCACTGAGACCGTGATTAGAGATACCACAGTAAGAATAATCCCTTCAAAAGAAAAGGATTTCTGTGTAGAGCTAAAACCAAATCAATTGACAACCATCACGGTGGCTAGAAAAGATAGCGTGTTCACACATACTATGGAAATACTAAATCATCAAGATTTATTTGTATACGAAGATAAAGTCTATAGAAGACGTTATAAGAATTGGTTTCAAAGATTAATTCACTTCGATTTTAAAAAAGATAAAATCAGTAAATATCAAATTATAAACTCTAATGATTTAATTCAAGTATTAGATACTAGAGTAATACATATATCAGAATAATTGCAATACATTTCAATTTAGTGTTAATCAATAAATAAATTGAAACTATGCATTTGAACAAATTATTAGAACAAATTAAACGCCATCAATCCCCTACAGAAGCTATAGATAAGTTGGCAACAGCTTTAGAGAAGCATGAAGGTAGCCTGTTGGAGAAAGGCTTCACTATTTTAAAGTCAGAATTGGCTGCAAATATGTATGAAGCTATAAATGGCCCTCATTTTGATGAGGAACATGCTCGCTATGCTGTAGAGGGTATGGAAAATGAGGATGGTACAAAAGGTCCTCACTGGACGGTTGAAGAGACAACGTCCGTTGCCAATCAAATGGGCATAAACTTAAAATCAGAGAAACATAATAAGTGGGACTGGTTTGTTGCTATGAATATGATATATTCAGACTTTTATAAAGCAGTAGTAGCAATGACTGGTAGCGCAAATACCAAATATTTCGCAGAATTAGCTAAAGCTTGGCTTTGTGACAAAGACATTTCAGAAGGCAAGATGTGGCACTACTATGTGTACATTATGTGTGACGACGAAGAAAACGATTATAAAGCATACGAACGTATGCACAGAGATCGTGAAGAAGAATATGGTCGTTATGCAAGACGTTCTGGTAGAATGGAATACGCAAATAAAGAAAACGATTACCGATATCCTTACTCTAAATATTATGACGAGTATGAAAGACCTGGTCGTAATAGATATTATGAGTTAGATTATGATCGTGAAGATCGTGAAAAAGAAATGCGTGACCGTGATAAAGAATCCAGAGATAGACGTAACACATCTGTTAGATATTTCTAATTATCAAATTATATATAAATCAATTAAATTATAAATCATTATGTTAGAAAACGAAAGAATTATTGTACAAGACCGTGGTGGTATTGATGCTGGTATCGCTGCGTTAATGCAGAATGCTAATAAAGGTTTTGACCCCGCTGCTTTAATGGCCATGATGAACAATGGTAATGGCATGTTCGGTGGTAACGGTGGTTGGTGGTGGATCTTCATCATCGTGCTCTTCTGGATGTGGGGCGGATGGGGTGGAAACGGCTTCGGTCGTGGAAACCAAGCAGAAACAAATTCGGATTTCGCTCGTTTAGCTGCTATGGGTAATCAAAACAACAATACAGACTTATTGATGCAAGCAATCAATGGTAATAAAGATGCAATCAATACATTATCTACTAATCTGAACTGCGACGTTAAGTCAATTGACAACGCTTTGTGTTCTATCCAGAATGCAATTGGTAAAGTTGGCGGTGAAGTAGGTTTCTCTGCAGAAAGAGTAATTAATGCAGTTAACGCAGGTGACTGCAATGTTATCAAAGCTATTAGTGACTGTTGCTGCACAACTCAACGTTCAATTGATTCAGTTAATTTGAATCTGACTCAGATGAATGCTGATAACAGATTGTCTATCTGTCAGCAAACTAATACTTTGCAGAACGCTATTACTTCAGGTTTCAATACCTTGTCTAGTGAAAATGCTACAAGATTCAACATTCTTGGTGCTAAGATAGATGCTCAGACTCAAATGATAAATGACAAGTTCTGTCAATTAGAGATGAGAGAAATGCAGAATAAGATCGACACATTACGTGACGAAAAGAATGCATTGCAATCTTCTGCATTGCTACAACAACAGACTTCTAATATCGTTAGTCAAATTAGACCTTGTCCGGTTCCTGCTTACTTAACATGTAATCCTTATGGATGCAATGGTGGGTTGAATGGATACGGTTATGGTTATCCTTATGGATACGGCGATAGCTGTTGCGCTTAATAAGAAAGGAGGCGATTATGTATCCTTTCGTATTTAATCCATTTGGTAGAAATAACACCGTAAATATTTTAGATCTAGTAATACCTAAAGTAAAAACTATAGCAATAGGTGAATCCACTGAAAATGTAGTATTAGGTATCTGCCCTAAAGTATGGTGTAGATTACCCAAAGAAGGTGTAATTGTTTTGGAAGTTAGACACACAGCAGAAGCTTCAGGAGCTAGTCTACCTGTATTTATCTCGGTTTCTGGTTCTGTAAGTACTGCTTCAAATACTCGCAATATACCTTTAGTAAATGCTTCAAGTGAGCCAATTACTGGTTCACAAGTTAGTGCTGGGAACAGATACATCGCATATTTTAATAAATGTGACAATGTAATACAGTTGATGAATTATACTCCTGCACCAGCTGCCTAAATATTAATCAAGATATATGGGCAGCTATGAGAGTTGCCCATATTCTTTAAATTTATAAAGATATGACATTCTCTCAGTTAACGTCGGGTACTAGAATACACGTACTCGAAATAACAGGTACTTTTAAAAAGAACACAACGTACAGTTTAGGAACGGTAGTCAGTGTATCAAAACCCTATGACGAACCAGTGCCACCGACACAATTTCCGATGCCTATGCAAAATAGACGTAAGCTCGTGGATCTAGTGATTTCGTGTGATGGTGAACAAAGAAAACTGTCAGTATCTGAAGATAAAACAATGATGACCGATTCATCCATCGGTCTTACTATAGCCACAGAAAAATCACAAATTGTTAACATGGTTAGACAGTCTCTTGACGATTGTAGAATTAAGAAAGAGAGCCTGAGTAAGATTGATGAGGAGATGAGGAGATGTGAAGACATCTTAAAAATACTTAATGTAAATTCGGACATAACAACCAATGTGACAAAAGATTTCAAAGAACTTGATGACTTAAAAGCTGAAGTGAAAGAGCTTAAACAACTTTTACAAAATGTATCTGCTGTTCGTCCGGAAGTAATAAAAAATACTCCACCCAATTCTGCTGAAGATAAAAAGGTAGAACCAGAGGGAGAAATAAAAAAAGAAATCTAAAAACACAAAGGTTGGCTATTTAGTCAACCTTTTTTATTTTAAATAATATGAGCACATTATACAATAACAAATATGATATCCTAGCTAGTACAATCCAACCTAATCCTGCTTCTGTTAAATATTGGGCAGATTTATCATCTAATCCAAATGGTGGTGATTTGAAATATTTTAATGGTAATACATGGGTATTGGTTAATAACAAAGCCACTGAAGACATCAGTACGTTAAAACAAGATGTGGAAACTCTTAAAGAATCCAAAGTAGACAAAGTAGAGGGTAAGCAATTATCTACTGAAGATTACACAACAACCGAAAAATCTAAACTTGCAAGTTTATCTAATTACAACGATGCAGAAGTAAGAGAATTAATTTCTGCTTTGAGTCTTAGATTGACTACCCTAAGTGAGGATCTTGAAAGTTTGGAAGCTAGAGTTGCTGCATTAGAAACACCGGCTGCGTAATGGAATTAACATTAAATAGAATCTTTCTAGGTAGCTCTGCAACTATTGGAGAATTGTATGTTGATAGAGAACACATAGCAGATACTCTTGAAGATAGAGTAAGACCAGAAGGAGAAAAAGTTTATGGTAAAACTGCAATACCCGAAGGTACTTATGAAGTTAAATTGACTTATTCACCAAGATTTAAGAAAATATTACCAGAAATCCTTAATGTACCTAACTTTAGTGGTATTAGAATTCATACTGGTAATAGTTCTAAAGATACAGAGGGATGTATTCTTGTGGGTACTTGGGATGGTGAGAAAGAAGATTGGATATCTAATTCTACTGTAACTTATAATAAGATTATACCCCTACTTCAGAAGGCGGTGGATAATAAAGAACAAGTAACAATAACAATAAATAACTTATAAGTATGAAGAAACATTATGCAACTCATGTAGAAGACACTGATAAACTTATAAGTGTGGCGGGCCCTATACTGGAATATGAAACTTGGTATGAACAGTATAAGAAGCTGATGGAAGAACAAGCGCAACGTAAATATGGTCTTTATACCCCTACTTCAGAAGGCGGTGATGATTTTGATCCTTCTTCATTTGATCAAGCATGGACAGTGGCCGGCAAGACCAATGAGGATAGTGATCGTGCTACTATTACCAATATTACAGGCAATGGTAATGATCTTAAGCTGACCAATTTTGGGTTTGCGGAAGGTAGCGGGTATAATCAAGAAGGTGAATATGCGGGCTATCTGATTACTGATGGGGTGGATGATAAGGTTGTTTCGTCGGATTTTGTAATGGATAAGGAATTTACGATTGTTGGTGAGTGGAAGCTGGTGGCTGACGGGATGGAGTCTGCGGGTATCATAAAACCTTCTTCTTTATTTGTGTTTAACAGAGATAATGGATTGATAATATACATAAATAACACAAGTAAAGGACAAGTTTTAAATACTAAATCTTTAAAGGCTATTTGTTCAGATGGACGTGTATATTCTGATGATTGGTCTGAAATGCTAGTTAGTGAAGAACAACCTATTGCAAGTAGTAATAAACACTTAATGATTGGTAGTAATGGAAACTACTTTACTAAAATCGCCTTAAAGAATTTAGCCATTTACAACCATATCCTATCCAAAGACGACTGTATCAAAGCATATGATTATTTACAAACATTAAAAGCAAAGTAAACATGAAGTACATAGTAATCCCAAAAGAAGTTTACGACTCCATACCGGTAGAAGTAAGAGAACAAATGGGTATTGGTTCCCCAAGGTTCAATACGGACGAAACCGAAGTCATAATGCACATAGAGCACTATGACGTACTGTTTCCGCCCACTGCAACATTAGAGATAGATGGAGAAGAAATAACCGAATCTACGTATCCATTTCCTGTATATACATCCCCGTCCTTAGAATTTAGTAACTTACTAGCTTCAGAAGAATGGAGCTCAAATGAAGAAGAATATGACATTTAATTCATTAAATTCAATCATAGACGATATATTTCTCATACTTAGGGATAATAACATTTCCGAGTCTGAGAATCTATCACGTATACAGGTAGAACAATGGATTCATCAATACAGAGCCTATCTAATCAAACAAGATTTGGATAAAGGTAGAGACATAAATGAATCGTATGTTCAAACAATAGGACCATTGCATATTTCTAAAGTACGAAATTGCCCTACGGATGGATACAATTATAAATCTGACGAGGAATTACCAAAGTTTATAGATTTACATTTTGGATCTGGGTTAATTTGTGTAAAAGACTTAGATGGTAATTTGATTCAAGTTGGAACTGAAACCAAAGCAAAGTATCAAATTAATAGAAAATATACATGCAATGATTATATTGCATATCTTAAAGGAAATCATTTGTACATAGTGGGACCAGAACATCTAGAGTATGTAAAAATAGATGGGATTCTAGAAGATCCAACGTCAATTGGTGAATGTTTTGATAGGGATGATACACCATATCCTGTTCCTGCAAATATGATACCTACGATTAAAGATATGATCTTTAGTAAAGAATTAAATTTGATGTTACAAATGCCAAATGATACTACTAACAATAGTACAAATGATGTAAAAGTTCAATAATGGAGACGAAAGCTTATACAGGACACAATTTTTATGATTCATACTCTGAGTATGTGGAAGATAATCCACTATATCAAGTTGAATATAGAGTATTTAGAGACATAATAAACGATTACTTTAAATATCTTAGAGATGAGTTAATAGAAAACGGAAAAGAGGTTAAGTTACCTTGTAGAATGGGAACCATTCAAATAGTAAAACATAAACCTAAAGAATATACTGGGAAGAGTCTTCGAATTGATTATGCTGAGAGTAAGAAAGCTGGTAAAATTATTTATCATTTAAATGAACATTCCAATTTCTATAAATATAGAGTATATTGGAATAAACAAAATATGATAACCCCAAATAAAACTAAATATCAATTAGTAATGACGAGGGATAATAAAAGGCATCTTGCTCAGATTATCAAAAATCATATTAGAGATTATAGAGAATTATGATTACAAAATTAACTTCAATTAAAACGGTAATTGCTAAGATAATTGCTGATCTAGATTTGAAAGAAGATGACATGAGAATAAGTGACATCAGATCTTGGTGTGGAGAAGCAATTGAAAAGATTGGTGCTGTTACACAATTTATTCCAAAAGTATCTGGTCAAGATGGTACTCCAATTACTAAATTGTGTGGGTATCAAGCATCATTACCATGTGATCTTCATCAATTGCATCAAGTTGCATACTCTTTTAATTGTGATGGACCTTGGTTTCCTATGAGGAAAGCTACAGGTTCATTTGCTGTTTGGGGACATGGCAAATGCTGTTGCAACTGTGACTGTTATGATGAACTTGGACACAAAAAGGAATGTAGACACAACAATTGTTGTGAACATTGCTATTCAAATATGATTGTACAAGAAGATACAATGGTAAATTTAGTAGTAGATATGATTGGTAACATTGATAAAACAGAGGCTTTAGAATTGTTAAACACTAATCAGAATTTACGTACAATCATTTCAAATCTTATAAATGAACGAACATACAATGATGGATTTAATACTGCAAATCCTAGTGGAGGGCTACAATATAGTATTAAACCTGGATTTATAATGTGTAATGTTCCATCAGGTTACTTAAAACTATCCTATAGTGCAATACCTACTGATGAAGATGGATATACTTTAATACCAGATTTAACTTCCTATACTGAAGCTATATACTGGTATGTTACAATGAAACTGAAGTATCCTGAGTATTTGAATGGTAAGTTAAATCGAGAAGTGTACTACGATATTAGAAGATCTTGGAATTTTTATAGAAACCAAGCATATGCTGAGGCATTGATGCCAAATGAAGATGGTATGGAGTCTATTAAAAATAATTGGAATAAAATCGTTCCAGAATTTAGAGATCACAATACTTTTTATTCACATACTGGGGAAAGACAAATAATTTATAACGCAAATGAACGCTACTAGACAAACAAATACATTTTCTGGGGGTCTTAGTATGGACGTAGATTATTCCGTATTGAAAGATAACCAGTATATATATGCAGAGAACATTCGTATACTAACGAATGAAGGATCTTCTTTTGCAGCAATGCAAAATATAGAAGGATTTTTAGCGTGTAGACCTTCTTCAAATTTGTCTGGTGAAACTATCATACATGTTACCACAGTAAGAGATTGGGCGATTGTTTTTACTAAAATTAATGGTACTAGCAATAATAATGTCTATAGGATTGATTTTTCTAGATCACAGGAAGAACCAATTGTAACAAAAGTGGTAACTAATAGGCCTTTAGATATAGAAGTATCATCTAGCAACGTAGCTGCAATTAGTAGTGTATGTAGATGGGAAGCAAGTAATAATGTAAAAGTATATTGGGCAGATGGTCATTCACAAATTAAAGTAATCAATGTGGATGATGATCACATATCTAGTAATTCATCTATTACTTCGGATACTATAGTAATGCTACCAAAGGCTACATTACCTCCATTTGAATTTAATGGATTTGGAACAGGTAGTTTAGAATCTGGAATGATACAGTACTGTTATCAATTGTTTAAAGTAAGAGGTACAGAGTCTGCAATATCTCCACTTACCCCTCTTTATCATTTGAGTGATGGAGATCAAAAAACTAATTACAATGCTGTAAAAGGAAGTTCTAAAGGACAAAATACTGGTAAGTCCATAAAGTTACAAGTAAGAAACAATAGCACTGGATTTGATAGACTTAGAATAATCTCCTTATTCTATAAGGCAAAGAATGAAGTACCTGTAATATCCATAGTAGACGATATAGTTATTGGAACTGGTTCTGTAATAAACTATGAAGATAAAGGTGGTAGCTTAGTATCGGAATTAAGTATTGATGAATTTAATTCATTAGCTAATTACACATTTATACCTGAAGTAATAGAATCTAAAGATAACAGATTATTTGCTGCTAATCTTACTGAGGAAACATGGGATGTAGAGTATGATGCTAGAGCATTTAGAGCTAATTCTTCTGGCAATGTATTATTGTTATCTAACTCTGGTTCTTCGTTAAGCTTTGCTCTATCAGCATTAACTACTACAAATATACCTAAAGATCATGATTGTATATGCCCATTTAATGTAGATGGTAGTGCATACAAGTATACTACTTCTCCAACAGGAGGATACATACAGGGTGGTAAAGGCAGGAATGTATCATATAGATTTATTACTACAGATTTACTAGAAGATGCATCTACTACATCTAGAGGAATGATAAATGAAGAATTTACATTCAATGCTTCTTCAAGATCACTTACTAGTTTAGGTATTAACTATGAAGGTAATGATAAATCAAATACAATAAGTTTATCATCTGGTAACAAAATACCAAACTATTCTAATGCCGAAATAGAGTCCAAAGTAAAAGGATATATGAGGGATGAGATTTATAGATTTGGTATAGTATTGTATAATAAGCAAGGTTTGGCATCACCGGTACATTGGATAGGTGATATAAGAATGCCATCTAATAAAGATTCTGGTTATAAGTTTTTTACTTCCAATGAAGCTAGTGATTATGGGTCTAATTTATCAGTTGTTACTAAACCACTTGGTATTGAATTTGAAGTAAATAATCTACCATCAGATGTAGTAAGATACGAGATAGTTAGATGTGAAAGAACATTGTCTGATAGAACTATATTAGCTCAAGGTGTAGTAAGTTGTATTACAAATTATGACAGAGATTCTAACATCTTAACACCATTCCCATATCTAGCTTATTCAAATAAGCATGGTTACTATGCAAAGACTCATAACGATGGAGATTTCCAATATACCTTTAACTTGTCAGATACGCAATCTAATAATTATTTCATGTTCGTGTCTCCAGAGATAGCGATTAACAGAGAAAATGCAGATGCGTTAATTGATAAGTTTCAAACAGTTGAAAAGGTAGGGGTTATGACGTCTCCTATTACTGCGGATGGTGATTGGGGTATTACAGATGGTTCTCTAAAAGTATTAGCAAATGCTAGATCTATAAAGTATGACGGTTCCACAATAAAACCAACTAAATCATTAGGAGGTCAATCTAGTAATGGTTATGTGTCTAGTGGAGCAATAGTAATAAACAATGATGATTTTTATTCAGCATTGCTTGCTAAATACTATGGTTTATATGTTGAAAATGGTGTTCAATCTGCTGCAATAGAAAGTGCAAAATATGCAGGACCCAGTAGTCCTTGGTTAACAAATGGTGATCAACCTTGGTATAATGCTGAAGCAATTACTATTGGTGATAAAGTATATTATAACTGGGTGTGGGATAATATTAGAACTGCAGGAGACAGTGAAGTAGATAAGACTGACGCAAATAATGTTAGAAAATATGGTCCTCATGGAATATGTGCCATATTTAAGAGTGATAACATGGTTGCTAATATACCACTAGCTGTAAGTACTTCTAGTTACAGATATGTCAATGCAGTTGTTTTGTGTAATATAAAGCAAAGCGTAAATGCATATGGCGGTAATTCATACTCTGCTATACAGAATTCTGTATATATTACTACTGTTGCTAGCGCTGAATCTAGTGTTTCCACAGTACTGTGCTATGGTGGTGATACATATCTAAACATATTTGATTATAATAACTGTATGTTTAGTTATAATACAGACGATTATTATAACAATAAAGCAAATAGATTGTTCTTAGGGGCTTTCATACCATGCGAGTCAAGTGTTAATCTAGCATTAACACATGCTGATTCATCTATAAATAGAACTTATCAAGCTGGTGATGGGTATGCTAACCACTTTGTAGAAGACGATATAATTACTGTTGGTGATTTATATACTCAGAACACTCCATCATATGCATACAATGATGCTTACTCTGCTCAACCTAATGCAAAAAAGTTTGTAGCTAAATCTATTTACAATATAGATAATTTATTAACAGATACTCGTATCATATCTTCAGAGCTTAAAACAAATAATGAAGTTACTGATTCATGGACAAAATTCAAAGTAGCCAATTATCTTGATGTAGATACTAGATTTGGACCAATTAATGATATGAAGTTATTTAAAAACAATTTAGTATTCTGGCAAACAGACGCTTTTGGCACAGTTGCAGTAAATGAACGTTCTATTATAACTGATAATAACCCAGGTGCTCTTACTCTAGGTACTGGTGGTATACTAGACAGATATGATTACTTTACTACAATGAATGGTGAAAGTCCAAACCAGTTGAGAGCAAATACTCAATCAGATAGTACTGTATACTGGTATGATAGTAAACGTAATGATATATGTGGGTTTAATGGTCAATTACAAACAGTATCTAAATTAAAAGGAGTTCAATCTTATTTGAATAAGAATAAAGACTTGTTTAAAAAAGATCCTATTGCAGTCTATGATAAGAAATATAATGAAGTTCTGTTTACTCTAGGAGATAAAACATTAGCGTTTAATGAACAATTAGGAGTATTTACTTCATTCTATAACTATAATCCAGACTATTACGCAGAATTTAGTGATAAACTATATTTATTTAAATCATTGAAACTGTTTAAATATAATGGTGGTGAACAAGCTGATTTAGATTCTGACAAAGCAAAGGTATCTGAAATAGAATTTGTAGTTAACAAAGATTATCCACAAACCAAAACATTTGATAATGTTGAATATAGTGGTGATTTTACTACAGATACTAATTTTGATTTGATCTTATTTACTACAAAAAGACAGACTAGTGAAACATTAACTAGTGAAGATATTGATTACAGGGAGGATACTTATAAATTTGCAATCCCTCGTAATTCTTTGAAGCTTAATGAAGTAGAACAACTGGCTAACAAATCATACAAAGATAGGATGAAAGGAAAATATCTTATCTGTAATTATAAGTATGATTGTAATGGTGGTAATGAATTTAAAGTACCATATATTAGCACAGCTTATAGATATTCAATGATATAATATGAAAAAGAAAAACAATAAAAAGACTATACCAGCATATGCGTTTGGCATGGATCAGTTGTCAAACTACCTTGGTGGAGCTAATGTATTTGGCTCTGCCATTTCTGGTTTATCAGAAGAAGGTTCAACAGGTGATGTTGCAGGTAGTACTATTGGCAGTGCAGCTTCGTTAGCCGGTGCTGGTCTCACTGTAGGTGGTCCTATTGGCGCCGCTGTTGGTGGTGGATTAGGATTGGTAAGTGGACTTATTGGTTCAATTAAACGCAAAAAGCAAATGCAAGCATTACGACGCAGAAAGGAAACCCTCAACAAGACCAAAATAGGTATGAATGCTGCAGCTGAAACTGAAGGGGAATATTGGGATAATAATGATCTTGCATATACATTTGAGAATGGTGGAATACTCCCAGACTTAGCGTACTTGGACAATAACGAAGTGGTCAGAGATGACTCTGGTAATATTGTTCAGGTTCCAAACACACAACCTGGCACAGATAATCATCTAGTGGATGCATCTACTTTAGAATCTGTATTATCTGACAAGATTAAAAGACCAGGTACAAATCGTACATTTGCTAAGGAAGGACAAATATTATCTAAAATGACAAAACCTAGCAAAGGCAAAGATATATTTGCTGAAAATACAAACAGATTAAATAAAATAAATGCTAACAAAGCTTATAATAAATTGTTAGCAGAACAAGAAGCCGTTAAAGCTGCAAAGGGCGTTAAACCCAAAGTAAAAGGAATACCTGCATATGCAGATGGTAAAGGTAAAACTGTAGACGATGTTAGAAGTAAGATGAATGCAGATACATACGCTGCATATTCTGATTTCTTCGATGAACTCGGTACAGGATTAAATAAATTTGGTGAAGCATTGGGGTATTTTCCAAAACGCATATTTGGTCCTCTTATAAATAACAAGGGTATAACTGACGCTGTAAAATCTGCAAGAGATACAAAGCCTTCTGTCACTTCTACCAATTACACTGGTGACTCCAACGTTGGTAAAGTATTTAACAGAAGTACATCTATGAATCCTTTATCAATTGGCTCTCCTACTACTGGTGCTTGGTTTTCATATCCAACACAAATGATAGATGCAATCACATATGCAAACGATGAACCAATCGCTGTTGATATACCTCTTTTACCGATTGAATCTGAACCAACTTTAACAAACACGTACACAAATGCATCGAATAAACAAGTTACAAAAACCCCTAGTACTACTGGTTCTGTAACCACCAAACAGACAACCAAACCTAACATTACTAAAACTACTACTCAAAGATTATCTGAACCAACAATACCACTAGTAAACACTAGTATGGCAATAGATTGGGAGGATATTGTTACTCCAGTAAATATACCAACGTCTGCAGATGAAGCTACTAAGAAACGTGCACTTGGTAAACCAAAAAGTGGTTATTCACCAGATTGGTTATCATTGGCTCCTACAGTGTATAATACTTTACAATCATTAAGAGGACCAGAAGAAGAACCATTAGTATTAAATCCATATGCTGGTGCAGTTAGAAGTACAATGGCTAGACGTAGAATGAATATTGAACCTGCAAGATTAGCTAACAGTAGATCAAGGGCCATTTCAAATTATAACTTAGCAAATATTAATGCTAATACTGGTGCTAATTTAGCAGCAAGAACTCAAGCCGCTGTTGATGAGTATGCTTCTAATGCAAACATGTACGCCACTAAACAAAATGCTGACAATGCTTACTTAGGAGAATACGCAAATACTCTTAATAATTTAGGACAACAATTTGTACAAAGTGAAAATATGTACAACGATCTTAATGCTAGAAACAGAGCTGCTGCTAGAAACTTTGGAGCAACTGCAACTAGTCAACTTGGTAAATGGTCTCAAGTAAATAGACAAATGCAAAATCAATACAATAGGGATCAAATGACACTACCATTCTTAGCTGATTTCTTAAGTCAAGGATTTACTAAAGAACAAGTGGATAATTTATTAACAAGAACTAGAAATAGAGTTTAATATGGTAAATAGATATGATAATCCTGCACAAGCAGAGTTCATAAATACATACGTTCCAATTCCATTTGAACAATTGTATACACTTGGGAAGCAGGCAAAAGAAAACGTAGATCAAGCATTAAAAGATTATTCAACAGCTTTGGACAAATGGGCTGAATTTCAATCTCCATCCGCTGCTGACACAAAAGCATACTATGATGAAACTTATGGTAGAGCTTTGCCTGTGGCTGAAGAATTGTCTAAAAACTTAGACATGATAAAAACTGCAGAAGGTAGATCTAAGATATATTCAGCAATAAACAATGTAGACAGAGCTAAATTAAGTATGCTTCGTCAAAGTGCTGAAGGTTTAAGAGAGAGACAAAAAGTAAATCAACGTCTAATGCTAGAAGGTAAATATAATCCCTTGTGGCACGATGTTGATTTTACTGGTTATAACACACTTACTTCAGGTATTTATAATGATGTATCTCCACTAGGTTATCAATCAATAAAAGATCTTACAGATAAATATGTAAATAATCTTAAAGATAGCTATTTGGGTAGATCCAATGGTTTTATTCATACTGGTGTAACTGGGGATCAAATTAAAAAAATATTGGATGAAAATAAAAGTGGTATACTATCTACTCCTGAGGCTCAAATGCATATGCAAGTGTACTTAAAACAGAACCCTGGAGCAACTGCTGAAGATGCTGCAAATGCTTTTATGGAAAGAGCATATATAGATAATCAAGAATACATTAGAAATAATATTACAGTAGACCCATATGAAATGCAAGCTTTGAAAGAACAACAAGCTTTAAGAGTTGCAGCTACACGAAAAGGAAAAAATGGTGAACAACCAACTGATTATCCAGATGCTTATACTAAATTGTATAATGACGCAGTAGTTCAAGAAAAGCGTCAAATGCAAAATAATCCAAATCTAACTAGAACAAGATCATTTATAGAAGGTCAAGCATCTATGATACAGACTTTGACAGACGCTGCTAATGCTCTAGAACTAGGTGCTATTACTCCAGAAGAATACAACACTATGTATAAGGCATACCAAGAATCTGCATCAAAGAACTACAGTAATGAAGCTATGGCAAATGCTTATGCAGAGGATGTTAGGGATATGTTTGCTAAACAATCTGATATATTCCCAGCTGTTGGAGTAAAACAAGAAAAGTTACCATTGTACTATGATACTGCGTCCAGGGTGTTGAACGAGCTTACTTATCCTACTTCAGGATTAGTTATGAACCGTTACAATAAAATAAAATCTTCTAAAGAAGTAGAAATCAATAGTAATGATGCTATAACTAATGGGTTTACTATTCCAGATACTAATGGATTAATATTGTCCACAGACTTTGTAAACAAAGTAATGAAGGTTCCTTCTATAAAATACACTGTTCAGGATAATTCAAGACTTAATAGAAACTTTGCAGAAGACCTAAAATCTGGAGTATTCCAAGATGTTATAAAGGTGCCTAGAAACAAAATAATGGTAGGTGAATCCAATGGCCAACCGCAATTATTTCAAAGGGTTAGTGTTAAGATACCTATTCAGTCTATAAGAAATGCTAACTATGATGTTGACAGTTTTAAAGAAATGGTTAATAAAACTATGGGTTTAACATCTGAAGTTGGTTTAAGTGTTAAGCCAATAAAAGGTGAAAGTGTGGAAGATGCGTGGGGTCACTCTGACACTAGAGGTGGTGCAGCTCTTACTGGAGAATACTTTACATTTGATGCAATGGAACCAATTGATCCACATGGTATGACAAGAATGACTTTTGATCAAGAAGTCAATAAAGAACATGGTGGGTCTAAACTACAAAATGATTTATATGATAGTTCATATAACGAATCATATTCTTCTGATATCGAACTTTATCAAACTATGCTTAATCTGTTACAATAATATATGGAAACATCTATATTAGACAAATACAATGCTGGTTTAACACCTTCTAAAACCAATGCTACTACTGCGGCTATACGACAAGTAAACGCCCAGCATTCCTCTTTAACAAAGATTAAAACGGGATATGATCGTGAATTGGAACAAACACCAATTGATGATTATGAAGAAATGTATCTATTGGACAAAGAAAATCCAGAGGAAACTCTTAAAGATAAGAGCTACTTAAAAGATGCATGGACTACTTTCATGAATAGTAGAGATCAAATTAATCTAATGTCGGAAAGAGCTAAACTAGCTAAAGATATAAACCCCGTATTAGATGATATTGATTATGAATTGAATTTTCTTAGTGATAAGCAAAAGCTTAAAAATCTTGAAAATACTATTCCTACTTTGGATGAGAATTCTGAAGAATACAAAAATGCAATATCTGAATACTTTCAACTCCAAAGAACATTAGCAGATAGACAAGAGCAATACGATAGCATCTTGTCTAAATATGGTGAAAAAGAAGGTGATAACATTGATGCGAGAATTGAATATCTAAGTAATTCTAGAAAATCGTGGGAAGAAGAAAGATCTAAAGTAAATGAAGAAATAAATAATATATATTCTGATTTACGAGAAAGATCTGAAAATTATACACCGTCTTCTGAATTTAGAATAAAGGAACAAAGAGCTCAAGATAAACCTTGGTATTCCCCAGATTATTTCTTATACGCTGGTCCAGGTTTAACAGGTTCTTCTATGGCAACTGTTGATGGTTATATTGCAGATGCTTTAGCTACCGGAGCTTTGTGGTTAGGTAGACACTATGCTACTACTGGAGCATTGAACGCTGTCCCTGGAATTGGTGCTGCATCTAATTTAATTGGGTGGGGTAGTGCAATTGCAGCTACTGCAGCTAGTGTTGCTGGTAATATATACAGTAGACATAGAGAATCTTTAGCTCAAGTATATGGTGCATATAGATCTAGAATTGAAGATAATCTAAAGGAACAAGGCATTGATATTAAACAATATGCTGAAATTGGTAGAAATCAGTTAAAACAACAAAACCCTAATGTAGATGTTTCTAAAATCTCTGATGATGAAATAATCGATAGAGTTATATCTGGAGAAATAAACATAGATGATGCAACTTTAGCCAATGCAAAAAGATCCCTGAAAAATGGATTAGAAAGAGTTTATGATAACAACATGGCATTATCTGCTATGGATGTTGCTCAATCTGCTTTAGTATTTGCACCTCTTGGCAAAGCTATGGGTAAAATAATAACAGCTCCAATTAAAACTGCTTTAAATCCATTATTAAAAACAGGTACAAAATTAACTGAAGCTGCAGCAAGTAAATACAATAAACTTATAGATGCTTATACTGGATTTAATGCTAGACTTGCATATAATTCTCCAGTAAAAAATGCTAGCTTACAAGCCGCCAAGGCACTCGGTAGATTAGGTTTCTCTGCTACTGGAGAAGCATTTGAAGAAGCTAATCAAGATGTGTTTGATTATGATTATATTTCAGGTAAGTATGATGGAAAGTCTAGCAGCATTTTTCAATCTTTGATGGGTTTAGCTGATGCAAATTATCGTACTGCAAAAATATTGTCTGGAATAGATACTGAATCTGAATTAGCAAATGATCCACAATTTTGGAATGATGTAAAAGGTGGTTTTGCATTAGGTTTATACATGGGTGGACCTACAATTGCTTATCATTCTGGGTTAAAGACTTACAAAGACATGACTGCCAACTCTTTTGTAAGAGACGTAGTTGCAGATCACATTGGTAAAAAAGATGCAATGATCAAAGCTATGTCCTACTCTGAGATGGCAAACAAAAAATTAAACTATCAACAAAATGTACTTGATGTACTTGAAAACTACAAGTACAATCTACCAGAAGGTATCACTGAACAAGATTTAAATGATGAGATAGCTACTGCAAATAATATCTTTAGTTTATCTAAATCTAAAGTAAATCAGAACATTGGTAAAACTATTGGTTACAATCCTGGGACTACTGAATATAATACTTTAATTGGGTTGCAACACTTGGCAACAATAGATGCACAAGAAGCACTTGACAATGCTAATCAGGCACAAGAAGCAGATAATAATTTCTATACTACTCTGGAAAATGATCAAATGTTAAACCATTATTCTCCAGAAGAAAAGCTTACTGCTGTAGCATTAACTAAATTAAATATTCAAAAGCAAGCGTTAGAACAATTAAAAACAGCACTTGAATCTAAACCAGAAGAAAATCAACAAAAATTTGGTATAACAAATGAATCAAATGCTGTTGGTAGATCTATATCAAAAGAGATACCTAAGATATTAAAAGATATAGATGTTAAATTAAATCAGTTGGCAGAAGGTACTAAATTTAGCCCAAACTTTGTAGCAACTCCTAATTTAGTTGGCAAAGGTGTTGATAGCTATGTTAACACAATGATTGCAAACCACGATCTTCTAATAGCAGAACACAAGATGAATGAAATCTTTGGTAATACTTTGGAAGATGGCAAACTCATAAATTTCAACAATGCTTCTGATGAATCAAAAAAACAAATAGGCAAAAAAATAAAAGAAAGAATTGATAAGTATATAAACAATTCAGATGAGTCATCAAAGATAGTAGAAGAAAATGCAAAAGATGTTGTTGAAACAGAAGCTGCAAAAGAAATGTCTAGAGAAGCAGCTAATCAAAGTGATAATCAACAACCTATTACTAACAACGAAACTCAAGTAGATAATCAAGTAGCTTCTAAAGTAGAACAAGAAAAGGTTGAATCTCCAAAGACTCCTATAATGGATGATAGGGCTACTCCTGACATTGATACTAAAATACCAGTAGCAGAGAAGGAAGTAAAAGAAGATGAAGAATTTCCTACTAAAGGCTTAGAAGAGTTAAGTAAGGAGTTTGAAGAAACCTTAGCCAAAGTAAAAGAAAAAAAACAAGAAGATACTGAGAGGAAACCTAAACCTGAGCCTAAACCAGTTGTTGAAACTCAAGAAGACGAAGAGGATGAAATAGAATTTGAGCGAGCTGATGAAAAAGCTCTGATAGATCTTGCAAATTCTGAAGCTGTTTCAGACGAGGATGATAAAAAAGTATCTGAAACATATAACAATTCTAATCCTGAAGTAACTGAAGAATCTCAAGTAAAATGGGCCCGTAAGAAGATTGCTACAGAATCCACAATGAATAGGAGAACAGATATGGACTCTGAGACTAGAGATTTGGATGAATCTTTAGAAATTGAAGAAATGGTACAAGATAAAGTATCTCATACACTGTTCTTTAATCCTGATGCTACAACGCCTATTTATCCTGGTACCAAGCCAGGCAAGGAATTAGCAGAGAGAATAAAAGATCCAAACTTTTTTAATGATAGTTTCTGTGAGTTTGTTATAAATAAAGATTATACAGAAAAGGGGCATAAACCATATAAAGAAAATGATCCTAGTACATATGATTCTGCATCTATAATAATGTTAATTCATCATGGCACTGGCGATTATGCAATGGCTTTGAAAACTCCTTCTGGAGCTAGAACTTTCTTAGCAGCAAAATTAGCTAGCATACCTAAAGAAAGGCTTACAGAAGAGGATATTAATCTTATTAATAATGCTAATGATTTATCTATAGCAGATTTACGTAGATTTAGAAATGCAGTAATTTCTACAATAGAGTCTGCAACAAATGATGAAGTAGTAGTACCTAGCACAATAGTTAGAACCAAAGGAATACCTAATGTTGTTAGAAAAGATGGTAGAGCAGTATTCAGACCAATTCATGAAGTAAAAGGGTTAGAAGTACCAACAGAGATTACTGATATTACTCCAGAAAAAGTAACATTTGGTATAAGTGATGGTATTGTAAAAGATTCTGATATAATAGGAGCAAATGGTGAGAAATTGCCTGGTAAAGGAGGTAGTGGACAATTGTTTATTTACCCACCAAAATCCAATACTTTATCAAATCAAATGCTACCGTTACAATTAACTCTTCAAAGATTTGATAGAAAACAAGCTGAATTCTTAGCCAATTTGTTAATTAATTATGGTGCTAATCCTAATTCTGAATATGGAGATACAGGAATCATTGCTGGAGAATTAATTGATTTCATGGTTAGATTTGGAGATGCTACTAAAGTAACTACTGCAGATAAAACATTTGATTGGTTAAAAGAAAAGCAGTTATATATTGATGATAAAAGTAATTTGGTAATTGGTGAAAAAACATTCAATATTGGTAACTTATCTACTCAGGATAAAAAAGACATAGCTGAAGCATTAATGGGATTCCATTGGCGTGTAGCTAGAAAAAATTTCTTTAGACCAGTAAAAGAGGCATTACCTTCAATATATGATTATTTTAATCATAATTCTATTGACCCACTTGATATTATTCCAGGCGTATCCTTTACTAAGGATGACTTCATTTCTTCTACTCCAGTTTATACTATGGGAGTATTAGAAAAAGCTGGTATAATAAGAAGTGACTTAGATGATCAACTATTTAAAGATTCTTTCGCATATGCTGAAGATGTTCAAAAGATACCAAGAAAGATCAACAATCCTGAAGTAAAAGAAGCTGTTGAAAATAAAGTCACAAATTTAAATTATTCTGGGTATATTCCGGTAACTGAGCTTTTTGATCAAGGTGATGATTATTATTTAACTCAAGCACAGAGAAGTGAAATTTATGAATTATCTACTAGAACCTTCAAAAATTTTCCTAATGTTGTAAAACAAGTAATCTTTGGAGCAGATGATATTGCTCCTAGAATAGTATTTGAATTAAATGGAAATGAAGGTATACTCGAATACGATGGAAAACATTGGAATGCTTCTTCTTGGAATGAAGAACATCAAGCATTTTATGATGTACCTTTAAATCCTGATCAAAGAAAGCGAATAGTTAATGAAATAGTGCCCAAAAAACTACAAGAATATCTGGTCTCTGAAAAATTCAAAAAAGATAGAGCAAAAGATGTTACAGATCGAAATTCTAGAGAAGTAGCAAAATGGTATCTTGAGAATTTCAATGTATCGGATATAAATGAATATTGGATAAATGAAGAAAAAACACACAGTTCCTTTGTAGAATTTTTGCTAAATCATCCAGACATAAAATTAAGTAATTCTACAAATACGGAACCATCTTCGAAAGAAGAATCATATGTAAAGAAAATAATTAATGATGGAGAAATAGATCCTTTGAGCTTAGGTATTGATGAAGACTTTGATATACCTACTCGTAAAGTTACAGGTAACATATCAGAAGTAGTAACTCCAGAAGAAATTCAATGGTTTAGAAATAAATTAGGATTACCAGAAGATTCTTTACATATCGTTGAAGATGCTATTGCACTTGGTGGTAATGAATATGCTATGGGTCTTGTTAGAAAAGATTCTACCATACTGTGGAAAGGTGCAGAACGTGGTACATTGTATCATGAAGCATTCCATAGAGTATCGTTATTAACTATTTCTCCAAAGGAAAGAAAGAAAATTTATGAATTCTATAGAAATAGAACTGGTTTTGTTGGAAGTGATAAACAAGTAGAGGAAGCTTTAGCAGAAGACTTTAGGCAGTATATGCTGAATAAAGTAGATCCTGAATTAAATCTTCTTAAAAGAGCTTGGAAAGCTATTAAGAATTTCATAAGTAAATGGGTTTGGAGAACTGATACCAGCATTGATAATATTTTTAATAGAATCGCTTCTGGTTATTATAATAGATCTAAACAAAATTCAGCTGCTGTAAATGAATTTCTTGCTGCATATAAAGGTGCAGGTGCCCCATTTAAGGTAAGAGGTCATAAATTTAAAAACATTAATAACACACAATTTAAAGAAACTGTAAATTCACTTATAGGTGCTTTATTTACATTAAATAATGTAAGATTGCGTGATGATTTACAGAATCTTAATTACGGAGTGTTGAAAGCTGCATTAAAACCAGAAATAACAGCAAAGTTAGTTGAAAAAGGAACTATTACTAAGGAGCAAGGGGAAGTTAGAAATGAAATATACAATACATTTGATACTGTATTTAAACCAGAAATTATAAATAAATTAAATGAGTATCAAATAAGAGCAGTGGATAAGCAGGAAAATATTGATGCAGAGATTGATGAGAAAGCAGTTGGTAATGATGTAGGTGATCAGATGGCTAACTACATTCAAGAACAATTGGCTGTTTCAGTTAAAGATAATGCTCTTGCATCTATAAAGATTTTCATTGCAACAATGCCTAGGACAGAATTTGTCATGAAACAAAAAACAAATCCTGATGGCACTGTGACTCAAGTACAAGGTGTTGCTGCAATAAAGAGTCCTGTTACAGGCTTACCTCTAATGGTTGACTTTGATAAATCTTGGAATACAATTATTAATGAAATTCACTCTGAAAATACATTCAAAGGAATGATGGACAAGAGTGCAAAACTTGCTAAAGTAACACCATTATTTAAAACTTTGTATAATGAGTTATACAAGATTACAAATGAATATGTACAAAAGAAAGGTATTCAAGAGGACGAAGTTCAAAAAATAGCAAGAGAGAATTTACAAACTCAGTTTAGAAACACATTCCGTAAAGCTAGACACAAGTTAGTTGGTATTTTATCAGAAAAAGTTGAAGATGAAAACGGTAATGAACAAACTAACTTGTATGTTAAAGATGAAAATGCAAATAAAGTATCTAAAAATATATTAGAGGGTTGGAATTACAATTTAATAACAAACAGTGGTGTATTAGATACTTCTGATAACTTATTTAAAGCAAAAGTTAGTGAGTCTGAAGAATTCGTAGCTAGAGAAATCAACAATGAATTCAATAAAATAATAAAGATTGTAGAAAAATACAAAACTACACCTAACAAGAAACTAGTAAATGGTCAAACTTATAAAGAGTATGTACCAGAGAAGTTAATTACTATTAAGAATAAGATAGTTGATTTACTTAATAAAGTTGGAGTAGAAATTGATTTAGAATCATTAAACTCCTTCCTTACTAAGGAATATTATAATTCAGATTCTACTGAGTCATTAGTTTCAATGTTATCAGATAGATCCAATAAAGGTATATATTTCTTCTTTAATTCTAAAGTAAAGGACTTAGCAAAGATTCAAGAAAGTGGCGTAGTTCCTGGTCAATATAATAGAAGTATTACAAAATATTATGATGACTCTAAATTCTTAGGAAGACTTGCTGAAACATATGCAATGTTGCATCCTTCTTCTGATGAATTATCAGTATTATCTACTGATGGTAAATTGTTGTATCCTATATCAGAACACAATTATTTGTCTGACATGGTTCAAAGATTGGATAATGACCCAGCAACAGTAGAAGCACTTACCAAAGTATTATACAATACTGGTAATAATACCAATCCTAATTACTTCAAGGGTTCTGTATTGTTAACAAATTTATATAATAATGCAGATGCTAAAGGTAAAATAGGATTTGAAACTCTTGTTTATTTTAAAGAACAAGGTAGTGCAGATAAAGGACGTAAGTACACAGAAATATCCCCTCTTGAAGACTATATTGCTAAGATGACATTCACTAGAGCAGGTAGAATTATCTTACCTACTATGGGTGATTCTCAAACATATAATACATTATATGGTACTGCAATAAACAACTTTAAAAATCCATTTGACGTAAGTAATGGTGAAATAAAATTCGATGCTCAAATTCTTAAAAGATTTATTAATTACTTTGAAACTGAATTAGATACCATTGAATTTAATTACAAGAATGAAAATAATTTAACTGAGGAACAAAAAGTAAAGAACTATGATACAGGAAATAGAAATGGTTATAGATTCAGATACTTCAATGGATTCTTTAAATTGAAAGAAAGACCTACGTTAAATGGTATTGAATTTGAAAAAGATTTTTCGAACTTTAACGAAGCATTAGACCTAGCAGAAGATCTTGGTGGTAATGAATATGGAACTTCTATTATTTCTCAAATAAGAAATAATTGGAATAAGTTCAGTAATGCTGAAAAAGCAAATCTAATGAATAACTACCTGTGGGATGCATTTAAAGATGAGTTAAATTATGCACAAGAATTAGGTATAATTAAATGGGATGGTAATAAAATAGCTAGTGTAACGAGTTTAGCATTACCACAGAAGGCATTAGAAGAAGCATCATCACATTATAAAAAATCTGCAACAGTTTCTAATTATAGCGAAAATCTTGGTGCTGCTGAAATGATTGGTAATTATTTTGCCAATACCATTTCTTCAGTAATTGAATTTGAGAAACTTTTTATAAAAGACCCAGCCTACTACAAAAATCCTGTAGATAAAATTAAACGTTTACGTGAGGTATTATCCACTGGTGTTACTCCAAGAATAGACTACGAAGAAGGAAATCCAATGGCAGATCTCACTGAAGTGAACGTAGGTACACTATCAGATAATGTTATCGTAAGTAGACAAGCTGATCAAATTGCAGAGTATGCTAAAAGATCTGCGGCTATACGATTACTTCAGGAAATGCATGACATGACATTAGATGAAGCAATTAGAACTTATGATAGTTCTGAAGCTTTACCCAATGATGTAGAAGATGCAGCTAATCTTATAGTAAGAGATAAATTTGATGGCTATCTTAACCCTAAAGGCAAAGTAAATCAAACTGATGCCACAGTACTAATATCTCCAGAGTTTTACAAAGAACTAGTACGTAGAGTAGATGGCTGGACACCACAAGTAGCAAAAGCATTTGATTTACTTAATGATCCAAATGCAGATCTCGAAGCAGATATGGATACATATGCCGAAGCATTAGCTGTTACATTGAAGCCTTTGAAATTCATGTATTTTGGTGATCACTACGATGTAGGTGCTAAAAGGGATATACCAGTGTTTGATAAGATGGCAATGTTCCCCGTACATCGTATCTTCTCTACTGGGGATATGGGTAAAGTGTTGGAAGTTATGCAATCACGTAATATCCACATGCTTGCTTTTGATTCCGCAGTAAAAGTAGGACAAAGGGCTAAAGAGGTTAAATCAAGAATCTATAAAGATAAGACTAATAAAGAAATAGACATGGACAGTTTGATGTCAATGCCTACTCACAAACAGTCTTTAACTAACTTTAGACGCCAGTTAATTACTGATCCTCACCATGCAGAAAGACAGATGTTTGTATCTCAAGCACAAAAAGCTGCTATGGGTAATATCAGAAGTGCATGGAAATATACCACACCAGATGGTAAAGTGTACAGTGGTGATGAATTAATTAACAATTTTAATGGTGCTCATAATGCGATTACTGAGGCTGGTAGAAAAGAGATAGAAAGAGATTTTGGTATTACTCCAGATAAACCCCAAGTAAGTGTACAAAGGTTTGCTGAAATTATGCAACGCAAAGCTCTAAGTTCAAACATGAATGACAATGTTATTAATGGTTTGGATGTCGAAAATGGTGAAACTGTTGCACCAATTTCTGGTTTATCTGATAACTCTTGGATAGAAAGCGGTCTTATATCAATGTTGAATAAATCAATTGTTGATACCAACTTACCTGGTGGTATGTTTATTCAAATGTCTTCGATATTGTACAATAGAATTGCTGTAACTTCAGATGTACAAAATGAAAGAAAGTTAAGATTCGCAAATACCGATGGTACTATGGATTGTGTTATTTCAATCAACTTATTGAAACACATAATTCCTGATTACGATAAAAAGACTTTCAGTGAAGCTAAAAAGTGGTTGATAGATCATGATATTGTTGGTCCGAATTCTAAAGCTCTTGCAATGGGTTATCGTATCCCTGCTCAAGGTCAAGCGTCAACTGCAGCTCTTAAAGTAGTAGATTTGTATCCTGAGCAAATTGGTGATACTATTACATTACCTGATGAATTTACATCTCTTACTGGTTCTGACTTCGATATTGATAAATTATTCGTTGCTAGATATAACTATGATAAGAATGGTAATAGAATCAAATTTGAGACTAAGGAAGATTATACTAATAGACTTAGAGAAGCTGGTTTAGATGACGAAACCATAGTTCGTAAAGTTTATGAAAGATATAATGGTAAAACTGACTTTGAAGCAAATTCAAAAGAAGCAAATGAAAACATGCTTCTTGATATGTATATATCAGTTATCTCTAATCCATTAAACTTTGCAGAAGCCAGACAACCACTGGATACAGTAACAGATTACTTGAAGGATACAATTCTTAAAGAAGTAGATACAATAACCGGTCAAGGTAAACGTACAAGTAAATCCCAACTGTATTATGCCACTCCAGCATTCCAGAGTAGAACTAAAGCAGAGTTGAACGGTGGTAAATTTGGTATTGGTCCATTTGCATTAGCAAATGCTCATCAAGTTCTTACTCAATTGGTTAAACTAAGATTTAAACCAAATAAAATTTTAAGAGACTATGGCATAAGCAATTTGTATGGTATCCAGAGTAATGATAGAAATAAGATTAATATCCTTGACTGGTTATCAGCATTAATCAATGCTCATGTGGACGTTGCAAAAGATCCATACATCATTCGATTGAATGTAAGGAAGTTAACATTTAATATGACTAACTTCTTGATAAGATCTGGTAAAGGTGAAAGTACATTCTATTTCTTACCTCAACAAATATTAAAAGACTTTGCAATAGAATACGATAAATACTCTGGCTTTTATAATGTAGATACACAAAATAAAAATCCTGAAAGTCTAGCATATAGAACCATCTGGAATACATATTTTGAGAAAGCAAAATCTTTATCTAAAGGTAAATATGATCAATTTTTAGACTTTTTAAATGATAAAGGTGTAGGTGCTAAACAAAGAGCAAAGATGTTCGATGTCAATTACTTAAAGAAGCAATTGAAAAAAGAAGAAACATTTGATTGGTACTACAATCAGTTGCTCATTATGAAGACTTATCAAGAACTTAATCCGTTCTCAAGATCTTTGTCTGAATTAACTACATTGTCTCAAATTGATACTAAGCGCTTTGGTAATAATTTTGGTTTACAAAGTGCATTCTTGGATAAGTGGAAACAATTCATGGTAGAACAGCAAGTGTTTGAAGATCCTATAAAAGTATTTTCAAATACATTCTTAGGTAAGAAAATGCAAGATGCATTGATATTCCCTAGAATTGCCTTCCAAAATACAATGATTAGACTTACTCCGGAATTTGAAAACTTAAGAACATTAATAGAATTTTATACTAAAGGTTATGCAATTAGTGATGATACATACATTAATAATATTACCAGAAGTATGGAAGCTACGTATAAAGCTGGTTTCTTTAATAAGTATTTAGCTGAAAATGGAATAAAGCTCAGTAGTTTGTTAGGTGGTCCAAATAGTATCTCTAAGAGATTGGATAGAATTAAATCTGATGTAAGAAGTGGCAAATATCCAGATTTATTAAGTAGTGATGGTTCATTTGAAAATGTACTTATTAATAACATCTTTAGTAGACCAAAGGAAGATACAACTGAATTAAATGGTCCTGATTTTATTGCTTACAAACCAAACAAGAGTGGTGATAATAACTTAGAAAATGAGATCATTAGAGCTTGGGAGGAATTGTGGGATAGTGATTATCAGGAAATAAGAGATTTTGCAAAAGATCTTGCATTGTATGCTTTCTATACTTCTGGTGATGCATTTGGTAAGAATAATATCTTTAGATATGTACCTAATTCAATCAGAGAGGAAATAGGTTATTTTGATTACATTAGAGATTTAGAACGAAATCCTGATGATGCAGTTAAAGATATTAAAGTATTCCAAGTAATAAAAGACTTGTGGTGGAACGACCACGTAGTTCCTACTATTGATTATTACGTATTAGATTCTAGTAGAGAAACTATTGAAGAAGAAGGTAGACCTGTATACAGGGCGTTACCTCACGAAGATAGTGGTTTTACTGTAGTAAACAAGAAAGGAGTAGAAGTACAAATTCCTGGCATTATATATGATAAAAAGTCTCAATCTATAATTTCATTCAATCAAAATGGTCAACCTATATATCCACCATTTAAAAAAGTAAAATTAGATAGAAACAATGATCCTAGAACTACGTTCCTGTATGAGTACATAGGCATTAATGAAGATGATGCCCCAGTGTACAGATTGATTAACAAGAAGGGAATGAGTTATAGAGGAAACATATTAATTGAGAGTGGTAGAAATAGATCTGTTCTTAAATACAACAATGTTGTACCAAAGGGTTATGAAATTATGCCAGAAGAACAAATAACCTGGGTTACTGATCTTACTCCGGTAAAAGCTAGTTTACAAGCAAAGGCATTTAATCAAGCTGGTGAATTTAACACAGACATGTTTGCTAATATACAGCAAACGGTTAAAACTCAACAAGCAACTGAACCATTATCTTATCAAGAATGGGTTAAAGACTATCAAACTCAAAAAGGTGAAGCTGATGCAGAAGCGGCATATCAACAATATCTAGATAACTTTGAGTATAGTAAATCACAAGGTACACACACAGTACCTACTACAAAGATAATTTCTGGTGGTCAAACTGGTATAGATCGTTTAGGTTTAGAAGTTGGTAAAGAACTTGGGCTAGAAACAGGCGGAACAACTACTCCAGGATATTATACTGAAAACGGTCGTGATGAATCTTTAAAGGATTTCGGAGTAACTGAAATATCTCCAGAATTACAAGCAGGTAGAAAAGGTAGAGAATTTTATTTACCTAGAACAGAACAAAATGTATTGAATTCTGATGGTACGGTGTACTTTAGTACAGATGAAGATAGTGCTGGTAGAATTGCTACACAAAGATTTGCTAAACAACATAACAAACCATTTTTATTAAATCCTACTAGTCAAGAATTAGCACAATGGTTGGTAGATAACAATATTGATACATTAAATGTAGCAGGTAATCGTGGTTCTAAAGTATCTCCGGAATTTGATTCTCAAGTAAGAGATACTATTAGAAATGCTTTTAGTTCTCCAATTCAACAAGATTTATTTGCATCTGAACAATCTTCAGAAACAATTAATATATATGCTGGTACTGGTGAAAATGCAGATTTAAGCAACTTTGCAGTTAGACCTTTTACTATATCTGGTGATAAATCAGAATCTTCTATACGTATTGGTGGTAATTTTCAAACAGTAGAAGGTGCATTTCAAGCTCAAAAATTAGTATTTTCTTCTATGTCAGATGATGAAAAAGAAGACATTAGAAAACAACTAGAAATTGCTTCAGGTAGTCAAGCAAGATCTATTGGTAGAAAAATTAAAGATTTAAATACAGTTTCTTGGGATAAAGCATCCAGTGATGTTATGAGAGATTTATTGTTAGAATCTTTCAGTCAAAATCCAGAAGCTTTAAATAGATTATTATCCACAGGTGATGTAACGCTTACTCATACTCAAGATAAAGGTAAATGGGGTACAGAATTCCCAAAAATTTTGATGGAAGTAAGAGAATTATTAAGGAACCGATCAAACATTGAACCAGCAATTACTGATACTACTAAGGAATTCTTAGATTATGCTAATCAATTTGGTTTTACTGATGAAGCTGCTTTACTTGCAAAAGATTTACCAAAAGCATCCGAAGAGGCTAAGAAAGTAGAAGAAGAGTATGTATTTACATTTAATGACGGGTTTAAGATCAATTTACCATTCTCATTAAATGATCAACAGAAATCAGCTTTATATGAACTAGAGAAGTTCATTGAAGACTATGGAACTGAAATTACTTTATCTGGTTATGCTGGTACAGGTAAATCCACTATCATTGGTATATTTAGTAAGTGGTTAGATCACAGAATTGGTAGAGGCAACATTGTATATACTGCTCCTACTCATAGAGCAAATGTTATAACTAAACAAAACAATCCTAATGCTAATGTGTATACGCTTTCTGCTCTATTTGGATTTACTCCGGATACAGATATAGCAATGGAGCAAGGTTCATTGGATTTAAGAGAACTAGAGTTTAGATCTAAGAATCAAGTGAAATATGAACCAGGTCAATTAATTATTATTGATGAAGCTTCAATGGTGCAAGACGGTTTGTATGAATACATTCAGAAAATCGTAGCTAAAGATGGTGTTAGTGTGATATATGTTGGGGATTCTGCACAATTAAGACCTGTAAAATCAGATCATATTTCTAAAGTATTTACATCTGATGGAGTACCTCAAATAACTTTAACCAAAGTAGAAAGAACAGGTGATAATCCTATTTTAAAAGAAGCCACTAGACTTAGACAAGGTGAAGGCTTGAGTTATCAAACTGACATAAATGATAAAGGTCAAGGAGTGTTATATACTTCTGATGATGCAGTTATAGATGAAAACCTAAAACAAATTGTATCTTCTGAAGAGTTTAATGCTGATCCTTTGCATTTCAGAGTACTTACTGCTACAAATGCTGCAGTATCTGCGTATAATTCAAAGATTAGATCTTTAAGATACGGAAAATTTGCTAAACCCTTTGTAAAAGGTGATATTATAATGGGTTATTCTAACAAACTTAGAAAGCCTGATGGATCTTATAAATTAGTAAACTCTGGGGATTATGTAATTCAAAATATAACAGACACTACTGTCAAGTTTAAAACTGATAAAGGTGATATAGAATTTAAAGCATTCAAATTATCAATCAGACCTACTGGCAGTACTATTATGGATGACTTCCAGATTACTGTAATTGATAAAAATGAACCAGATTCTAAGCTATTTGAAATAGTAGAATATAAAGACAGATTGTGGAGAATGGCTAAAGAAGCTAAACAGAATAAGCAAATATCTAAATATAGAGATTTGGTTCAAATGGCGTTTAACATTGATAATGAATTAAACATTACCAAGAATTTAGAAGACAATCAAGGTAGGTTAAAAATTAGAAAAGCAATTGATTATGGGTACGCACAAACTGTTTGGAAATCACAAGGTAGTACGTACAGTAAAGTTTTAATACTCTCCAATGAAATTGATACGTTTGGTTATGGTAAAGATGTAATGCAGTTAAGAAACGAGTTGAGATATGTAGCTGTGTCACGTGCTAAAAACTTTGTTATAATAAATTCAGAAGCAGAGAATAAGAAGAAAGTTTCTATGCGAAATGAAATAGCCGAAGAAGATTTATTAGACGATATAGAATTTGAACCAGCTACAGAAGAACAAGCAATAAATGCATCTTTGCAGGATTCAATTGATGAGTTAACAGCAAATGGTAAACAACGTAGAAAAGAATGTGAATAATTATGCAGTGTTTAAATGTTAAAAATAAAGAGGTTGCAGCTTTACTAAAGCAATATACAAAGATATTGGGTAATGAAAATGCTGCATATTATGTGTTATCAGAAAACAATGGTTATGGTTTAGATAAGGCTCCCAATGGGGAGCCATCTAAACTCTTTTCAGATTTAGTTAACCATTTCAAGGGTAATAAAAAAGAGGCTATACGAACAAAGTCATTAATATATTCTGCACAATTTAGACAGATAAGGAATATTGTGTTAAATAATGATGGGGAAGTATCTATAGATGTGTTGCTAAATAATTCAGATAAAATAAATAACCCATCATACGTTCCAAAAAAAATACATGAAACGTATAATAAACTTATTCAAGCTTTGTCAAGGCGAATAAAAGATATTCAATATGCAAAATATAGTGACAGTAAGAAAGTAGATGAACTAAGAGCATTGGAATTTAAATTAAATCAATTGGAAAACGATCAAGCTACTTTTGAATTTGTAGATTATATGGCAAGTGATGTAATATCTGCATTAAATGAAGTAAAGGCTTTACAAACCAAAGTAAATGAAAACCAAAAGTACAATAACCCGCTAGATATAACTTCTGCAGAATTAGATATGATAAAGAAAGGTTACATTGGTTTTTATGGTAACATTGCTACTAATATCCAGAACATGCTGGATGATGAATCTACATTTGACTATTTAAATGATCCTCAATTAGTTGAGGATACAAAACAAAACTTAAAAAGGACTGTAGGTGACTACTACGAATTAGTAAGAAACTATAACAATTTAGCAGACATTGTTGCTAAAGATAATTTTATTAGAGAAGCAACTAAAGCTGGTTCATTTACTATAGATCATCTTAAAAAAATATTAGATGAAGGTGATGTGGATATAAATCTATGGGATCAGTGGGCAGGTAATACACAATATTCTAATAGTGAGTTAGTACGTATAATTCTTAACAAGATAGTTAATACTAAAAATAATGTTGCTGAAAAAGAACTAGAAGTAGGTAAAGAGCTTGTAGAAATACTATCACATGTAGATAAATCTAAGTTAGCTTATATGCATGAAAAAAATAAAGATGGTCATAAAACAGGCTTTATAACAAGAGACTTAAATTACGGTCAACACTATCAAGATTACTTGGAACATCAAAAAAAGTTAGCCGAAAAGTTAGGATTTGGAGATAAAGATATTGCTGAAGTGCCCGGTTTATTGAATCCAGAGCAACTAAAGAAATGGAATAAAGCAAATAATGATTGGGAAGCTAAGCATACAATTCGTAAGTTTACTCCAGAGTATTACGAGCTAACTAACAGTCTTAGTGAAGAAGCAAGATCTCGTAGAGATTCCATAAATATGGAAATAAACCTATTGTTAAGTACTACCGTTGATAAGAACGGAGATTACCACAGAGAAGATTTATCCGATGAAGATTATCTAAAATTACAAGAGTTAGAAACTAGACGTAGAAATTTAGCTAATCCATATTATCCAGATGGTTCAGTAAAAGTTGGGTTAGATAAAGAAATAGCAATAGAAATGAGAGAGTATAATGAAAAATTAAGAGAGAAACTACATTATACTCCAAATATGGAAAAATTTAACAAAGCTCTACAAAATGCAAAGAAGAATCTAAGTCCAGAAAAATTTGCTAAGTGGGAGCAACGCAACACGGTTGACCAAATAGTCGAAGAATTCTGGGATGATGTTAAAACTCTTTCATCAAATACAAATAAATCTGACGATCAAATACTATATGAAAAGGCTAGAAAGAACATGTTGAGACTTTATACTAGAGAAGATGGTAAAGTAGATGTTGATAGTATGCCGGATCAAGTAAAATCATGGATTAATACTTATGATGAATTGATTTCTGAGGAAAGTTTGAAAACTCGTGATAAATCAAAGAAATCCAAAGTAATGGACATAGCTGAATGGGAAGTAAACCCTAGATTCTATGAAGAATTAGAAAGAGTTGAAAAATTAGGTCAAGCTGAATATAATGCGTGGGTTTCTATAAATGCTAGATATGACTATGAAGGAAATCTTGTACCAGCTTCCTTTTGGAAGAAATTAGTTCCGAAGAAAGAGTTAAGATCTAAATACATGCGCAAAGTACCTAACAGATCCTGGTCTGAAATCGATAAAGAATCACCTTTCTACGATAAAAGATTTACTAAATATGCAGATCGTGGAGAAACAAGAATTCCAAATCCTGAATTGTATGACAACAGTGCAAATTATCGTAAAATAACTTCTGATTCAAACTTAAAGAAGCTTTATGATAAACTTGTTGATGTAATGGAATTATCAAATTCTAAGATTCAATTCTTAAAGTATGAAAATAAATATAGACTACCACAAATAGAAGGTGGGGCATGGACACAAATCCGAAGTAAGGACAATATTTTAAAGGGGTTAGCGTATGCAATAGAAGATACTTACACTGTAAAGGATGATGATAATGCATATATGTTGGAAAATGCTAAACGATCAGATGGGTCACTTGTTAAACTTATACCTACTAGGTATATTAAGATGTTATCAAATCCAGACGCTTTAACAAACGATATAGTAGGATCTGTCATTGCTTATTACAAAATGGCAGAAAATTATGAACAAATGAGTGAAATTGCCCCAGAATTAGAAGTAGCTCTTGATTTTGTTAGTCGTACAGATTTTACCGATAAGAAGGGTGGTAGAATACAAGGTTTGGAAAGTAAGACATATGATAAATTAAAATCTGTACTAGATCAATTGGTATATGGTATGGAAAAGAATGCATTAGAATTAGATGTTCCTTTACCAAAAGGCAAACATGTGACAGTAAGTGTTGGTAAGTTAGCTGCTAATTTAGCTGCATACACTAGAATACAAGGTATAGCTCAAAATATGAATGTGATTCTTACTGGTCTTATTACAAACAAAATACAAAATAGACTCGAAGCAATCTCTGGTATATACTTTGGAAATAAGGAACTTGCACAAGCAACAAAATTAATCATACCGTCATATGCGAATGCAATAAAGAACATAGGTCATTCAAACAACAAAGACAAGGTTCTATGTTATATGGAGTATTTAGGTGTAGTAAGAGAAAATGCTCAAACCTTTAGTAAACTTAATCAATCTAGATTTTTAAGAGCATTAAATCAACACTTCTGGTATTTTGGACATGAAATATCAGATTATGTAACAAAAGGTAAAATGGCATTGGCAATTGGTCTATACTATAAATATGATCCTGAATCTGGTAAATTCTTAAATAAGAACGAATTCCTAAGAAGATTTAAGAGTAAAAAGAAAGGCAATGCCAAATGGAATACTTTAAGTGTAACTTTTTATGATGCATTTGAAGTTAAAAACAACAAACTAGTAATAAAACCAGAGTATGCTAAATCTCTCGATGAAGCTACTATAAACAAAGTTAGAAATACGGCAAAACAAGTAGGTACCAGAATTGACACGCAATTAACAGATTTGGATAGAAGTAAATTACATGCAACTGTGATTGGACAATTGTTACTTATCTTCCGTAACTTTATTTTAGTTAACTTACAAACTAAGTTCTTGACAAAGCGTCAATTTAACTATTCTACAGGTATGTGGAGCGAAGCTCAAGTACCAGCTGCAGTTAAATATGTATATAGACATTACTTTAATCAGAACAAAATAGATCAATTAAAGGAACTATATCAAAATCATTATGATGAATTGGACGATTTCGAAAAAGGATGTCTTAAAAGAGTTACTTATGAAGTTTTATTTTCCACAGTAGGTTTTATGATCATTTCTTCTTTAGTAAGAGCGATGGCAGATGATGACAAACGTAATTGGTGGAAACAAGAAGCAGCGTATCTTACTCTAAGAGCTTCATTAGAGACACGTGGTAACATATTACCTATTGAAGTAATTAACTTACTTAATACTCCTACTGCTGCATGGTCTACTTTACAATATTGGGGTGACTTAACTACAATGATGTTAAATGATCCCACACAAGAGATAAAAAAAGGTCCATACAAAGGTATGAACCGATTCCAACGATCCTTAATTAAGGCTACTCCTTTAAGAAGTATATGGGAAGCACAAGATCCAAGATCAAAAATGGAGTATTACGATAATATGATTTCAATATTTAACTTTTAAAGCCACAAAAATTTTAACGGCCATTACAATAAAGCCCCTTCAGTTTTTGCTGTTGGGGCTTTTCTATATTTTAAATCTTGTAGTGATATACTTTCACCTACCGGTTTTGTTACTTTTGCAAGAGGATTAAATAGGTATTCATGAACTTTACTATCAACACTAATATTCCAAAAATTTAATATTTGTAATTTAGCTTGATATCCTAGACGTTCATATAAACCAAGATCTATTTTGTTTACTATGGAATGAATTGAATAAGCCTTATTAAAGGCAAATACTCTATAATTAATTCTATCTATTGTTAAAGTATAATCACAATAATATAGTCTATGTTTCTTTAATCTCTCTATTAAGTAAGCTTTAGTATTATGAAATACTAAAAAAATATGATTTGAAAGTAGTGGATTATTCATATCACTTGTGTACATATTTACAAATTCACTATTTTTCAAATCATATTTTGTAAAGGTATCATAAAATATTTGAGGAAGTGAAAATATACTATGTTTTGTATATTTATTAATAATCATAGTAGTTCTGCTCCATCTCCTTCATAATATTCTTTTATATGATCCCATAAGTCATTATCTTTGTGCCAAGCTATGCGTTTAATAGCATCTTCAATAACACACACTTTGGCTTCAATGTATTGATTTTCAATATTAAAAACCTTTACTTCATAACCGTCATGACTTTGAACAGCTATTATATATGTTTCTCGTGTATATTCTTCTAAATCTAGTTTTAATTCATTTTTAAAATACCAATAAATTGCAAACCAGTAATAAGCTAATTGTCTACAATAGTCAAATTCTTCTATAGAATGTCTGAAATTATACACATCAGCTGTAGTTTTAATATCAACGAGTACTACTTTCTTATTTGTATGATCAATCATTACTCTATCGAGTAAAGATTTACAAGGAAAATCTCCTAATTTAGAAGCATTTGGAAATTCCCAATTTATATGAAATTCATTGTGAACTTCAAATGTTTTTGGATAAGCAAATAAAATCTCATTTGCTTTTTTATGCTCTTGCATATTTTGCTTTATGGTCTTTAGAAGAGCCAAATCAGCAAAAGAAATAACTTTCTTACTATCTTTATTTCTAAAGTATTCAATGTAGTTTTTATATAATTCTACTAATTCTCTTGCTTCTTGAATTCTTTTATCGATAGATTTATTATTACTATAAGCTGCATTATAACTCATTAATAATATGTCTTCTTCAGTAGCAAAAGGATCGGTTAATCTTGCAGTAGAATAAAATTCTAGAAGATCTTTTTGTTGCTTTACTTTAGGTACTGCAAAATCTAAAATAATATAATCATTCCAGAATTCTTCTGGTTGAAGAATATATTCATGAATCATAGTTCCTTTATCTAAGAAACTTGCTTTTAATCCTTCAATTTTTCCATCTAGCATATCCCTTAGATATCGGGGTCCCTTTTTTAGGAACCATCCGATATTACTATTACTTATACGAGTGTTATCTTCGTAATAAGGTATACTTATATCCATAATTACTCTTCTAATTTACTTAAACGATCTGCTTCCATTAACTCATTAACGAATGCAATGTCATTTAGTTCATCTGCTTCAAAATAAATATCTTGTTCAGTCTGAGACATTATATCATTATTCATATTTTGCTCGTCTAATTGTAAATTAACTAATTCGTAATTCTTCATAATCGTAAATTTTTTAAGTTATAGTTCAAATGTTGTTGGTCTAAAATAAATCGAATAAGATTCATCAAGTATGCTTACGTTCGCTACATGTACATTAGTCCATTCTGTTTCCTCTTGAAATACATAATCATATACAGGACATGCTGTAATATTATGATTCCCAGTATGAACATGTCCACACAGAGCATACTTTGGCTTTTTTCGTTTAATCTCGTCAGTTAGTGCAGCACAACAATACTGTATTTCAGTTCCATTGTCATGGGTAGTTCCTACTTCTGCAAGATTAGATGCTTCGTGAGTCATTAATATGTCTAAGTCTTTTGGTATCTTTTCATATTTCTTAACTAATTCAGCATGATTAGCCATAAATGCCCATGGTCCACATTGTTTACACCAAGGTGTTCCATAGATTTTATACCATTTGTCGTCAGTACTATTATATACTTTTGTTTCTCCATCAATCAATATAGTTAACTTATTAAATAAGTAAGTATTTGGTTGAGTAATCATCTTTTCAAACCAAAAATCATGATTACCTGGAGTAAGTATAATAGTAGGGCAATCTATCTTCATTATCCATTCTTGAAATTCATTAAATATCCATTTTGTCATTTGAATATAGTCTCTTTGAATCTCTAATGGAGATATATCACCACATATCAATAGTAGGTCACATGGTTTTATATCAATAAGATTACCATGTAAATCACTGATTGCTGTTACTTTCATTTTCTAATCCTAAAATAAAGTTATCATAAGTTGTTTTATATTCTTGTAACAGATCATAATATTTTGTAATATCCTGTTTCAATTCATGATATCTCTTAAATAGATTCTTATCATAATAAGCATAAAATAAACTTACTGTATAACTATTTTTACTTTTGGATATATTATCATTATTAAAAAAGTTCTCAAGTTCCATTTCTTTCTCTAAAATCTTATTTTCGAGTTCTGAAATAGCTAACTTATAATTACTCTTAAATAACTTAATTGTATTTTCAGATATGTTCTTCATTGTCTTTTAGTTCTTGAATTCGTCTAATACATTCATCTGTCTCTTTATGATTGTGTACTACAAACAACTTATACTTCTCAGCTAATCCTTTATTTAATAATGACCACATAAACCATTTCCATTTATATGGCCATACATCATTAGGTTTTCCTTTAGCTTCGATAATAAAATTATCTCCAACAAAGTCTGGAGTATAAGTCATTGCTCGGATCTTTTTACCACAAAACGTAAATGCTGGTATTAATTCAAACTTAATAGGCTCATATTCTGCTTTGAGATTATGAGCCTTTAATTGTTTATAAACATATGTTTCAAGTATACTTTTAAATTTAATACCATCATATACATTAGGGGTAGCGTTCTTAACTTTCTGATTTGTCGTTTTCTTTTTTCTCGTCTTTCTTTGCTTCATAACGATCAATATATGTACAAAGTAAACTTCCACAAAGATTTCCAATAAAACTAATCAGAATTAATTGCAACCATGTTAAGTCTGGTGTACTATTTAACCATTCCATGTTAGTTATCTTCTTTTAAACTACCATAAATTTCTTGTCCTACTATAGAGCCTGTAATTACAATACTCATTAAACTTCCAATTGACATGTCTATAACTTTATCGTAAGTAATTAACGCTATAATAGAACTAATACTACAAAATATAAATGAAATATAATATATGAGTAGTTTTATAATGTTTTTACGTTCTTTCATATTTATTAAAATAATTTGAAAGTTTTTCTAAAGATATTAGATCATAATTAGCTAGATTTCCATCTATACCTACATCTACTCTTAATTCTTTAGAATCTGTATTTATTTGATCTACTTTTCCATGACAATGACCGTGTATCATAACAGATCCTTTATCTTTGTGTTCCCAACTTAACATCGGAAAATGACACATTATTACTTCTAGATCTTTATGTAAGAAATTATATACAGATTTCTTAAATTTAATATTCTTGATCTGAGTAATATGATTGAAATAGCATTTTAAATGATCTGGTACTTTATCATGATTACCAAGTATTAGTACTTTGTTACCATTTAGTCTTTGAAATAGTTTTCTTTTATCTTCTACTTCACCAAATGCAAGATCACCTAAAATATATACAGTATCTTTCTTGTTTACTCTAGAATTCCATAACTGTATCATAGCTTCTTTAGCTTTTTCAACAGTACTTCCAAATATATCTTTTCGTTTTGGATGAAATTCTAGTATACGGTCGTGAAAGAAATGTAGATCTGAAGTAAACCATATCATAGCGTTTCTTTTAACCAATTTTTAATTACTTCAAAGCCATTATTCTTAATTGCATCAGATATGTCTTTACTTTGGAATTTCTTATGTACTAAGAATCCATTTAAGCCTGTTTTAAGGCTTATCTTACGCATATTTTTAACTCCAGGAACATCTCTATCAAAACATATTAAAATACGCTTAAATCGAAGTTTAAGTGCATCTATAACATCTGGAGTAAGAAATGTACTTTCTGAAGCTGGTGATATCGCAGTATAACCCATTTCATATAAACACATAACATCTTTCATAGATTTAGTAATAATTAGTAAATCACCTTTTTTAGGTAATTGTTCATATCCCTGAATATCATATGGAGTTAAATTATTACGCCATTTAGTATACTTATCTGCTAAAGGTCTATAAATCTTGAATCTATCATATACTTTATATGCATACATAGGATTATTTTCCTTATATACTCCCTTTACTACACCATCACATAAATAATATTTTATACTACTTACACCAAATTTCTTTAAAGTCTTTAGAGAAATTCCAAATTGTGACCAATATTGTTTATCTATATCTGTCCAGTCTTGTCTAACTACTCCGATAACTGTTTCAGTAGATTTCTCTACTTCTTTATTACTATGCAATACTGTGTTATTAGTAATTTGCATATCTTTTACTATTTGGTTTAATAAATCATTGTAATTAGTTATACCTGTATATAACTCTACGAATTTAATTATATCTCCGCATTCACCATTACCATGATCTTTAAATAGTAATTTTCCAGTCTTTTTACTTCGGAATATTCCAAATGAAGGATTCTTATCCTTTCTAAATGGACTATTATAAATAAATCCAACTTTAAATTGTCCTAGATATCTAGCATAAATATCATATTCTGTGACTTTTGATAAGATGTAATCCAGAGTAATAGGATTATCTTGTTTTTTAATTCTTTTAGAGTCATACATATGATATAAATTTGAATAAGTGCAATGTGGGGTAACGATCCCCACGAATCTAACCATTAGACATTGCTCCACCTTTCACAATACCCCCTGTGTGGTCAGTGCCAGCCTACGATCTGGTATGCTTGCATGATAAAATCAGAGGCTGCATAGTCTTCGTTCTATTGCGCAAATAGAATTTATATTTTTAAAATGGCAATCCGTTGGGATCAGCATTGTTTGTATTATCTAAAGTTCCATTTACTACGGTAAATGAGTCATTAGATAATAGTGGATTTGGATTCGATTGTTCAAAATCAGCAATTACTGGTTTCTCAAATTGATCAATATTCAACTTGACAATAACAGACTCATTTTTATCAACAATCGTCATCGGTTCAATAAATCTATATTTTGCATACTTCGGTAGAGTAGTATAACCACTATTATTATATACTACTTTAATACGAAGCAATATAGACTTATCTGCGTTGTTAAGCTTTTCGGCTACCCAAGTAATAAATTCTTTAAAGCTTTCACCATTAAAGACTCTATCTTCAGGATTTGGATAATAGCATTCAAGAATCTGGTCAATTCTTGCAAATTGATTATCACATTTTCTTTGTAAATCTTCATCAGACATATTGTCTGACTTAGATGGTTCCCACTCTGTATGGGTCATAAATTTACCATCTTTTGCAATGAATTTAAACTCAATAAAATTATTACCATTAAGAGATTTGTCTACTCTAATTGATTCTAATACTACATTGTCATGAATACCAGCTGCTAAATATGCAATATCTTTTTTCTGGATAGCTTGTGCTCTTTGTGAACTATAAATCATCTTCTTCTATGTTTTGGTTATTCTTGGTCTGGCAAATAAATTTTATCCCAATATACTGAGATTTTTCCTTCGTCATCACTTTCTGCGATAACAATATTTTGACCTCTTAGGTGTGGAGCTCTTGCTTCAATAGTAATATTCTCCCCACCTTTAAAGGATGCAATGGTTTGGTTCTTCTTTCTAGAAATATATGCGATAGCATCTGCTTCTCCACATATTATATTACTTAACTTTCCAGCTAAGTCTAATTCCATTTCTGAAAGTTCTTCACCATCTTTGTTTACAAGTTTATCCTTAGTATGACCTATTAAGATAAAATTTTCGCAAAGTTCTCTAAACATATCTAATACCTTACGTACAGCTTGTCTTACATAAAACCAGCCACCACCTTGCGGCAGTAATCGTACGTCTCCTTTATAACTCTTCCCCATCGGAGTTTGATTATATAAAGTGAGAGCATATGATAACGTAATTTCTTCCAAACGTGTTGCGTTATCGATTGTGATATATTTATAAAAGTACCCATTACATTCTTTATTCTTTTGTCTAATGGCATTAGCTATTTCACCTAAATCATTAATATTTCTAGCTTGTACTGCTAAGCAATCAATAAATTCAGATCCACCCTCTAGATCGATAATTAAATTATTTTCTAAATGAGCTGCTAATGTTGTTTTACCAGATTTCGGTTTACCAAAAAAGATAAGAAATCTTGGATTTCTCACCTTTGCTTTAATTTTCTCAGTAGGTAATACTATCATAATGTTAGTTTATCTACTTCTCAGAAAACTTTGAAAGAATTTGATATAGTTTGAAAAATTTTGTAAAAATTCTGAAAAGATTTGTTATAAGTTAAATTACGCTGCAATTTCTAATGAATTAATATTCATTGAGATATTGTAAAGAATAATACGATCCTTCTTAGGAAGATCATTAAAGAATGATGAATTTGTAAACTTCGGAATCAATCGAGAACCTACTTGGATATAATTACCATGAATCTTAACCGGAATATCACCAATCTTAAAATCATAGGAAGGATTCTCTGTATAGTAAATATAATCAAACAAGCGAGAAGCTGCTTTATTCCACTCCAGATTCAATGCTTCCGGAGTAATATCCAAAATTGTATAATTCTCATACGGAGCATTATCCAATGTCAGAATTGTGTACTTGTTATCATTCTTATTAGCCCACGGAAAGATAGATTTAATCTTATCCAAGATACTAATTGTATAGTCGTTCTTCTTAGAAGAAGTAGTTGTCGTAAAATACTTACTCAAATCAATCGTATAGTCAAGATTTGTGTTACTTTTTGCCGTATTGTTTACTGTATTATATTTGTATGTCATAATTCGCCTTTATTTAACCAAGATTAATAAAAATCCTATCTATAACTCAATTAGGTTGTTATATTTCAGGTCATTCTCAAATTCAAGTATTGCTAACTCTCCTTCTCTTACTTTAAGAAAATGAAGATATACTTTATTCTGTACAGGTAGTCGTTGAGGACCATATGCTGTTATACCTAAAGTTTCAGGTCGAGATAAAACAGCTATAACATCACTGCCTTGAAATACAGAGTCAGATGATGATAAATCGCTTCGCATCGGATAGTGACTCGATGGATTATTAATTCTATCAATATTTTCTATATTACGATTCATTTGAGATAATTGTATGATACTTGTCATACCAACTTTCTTTGCTTTGATAAATACTCTTTCAAGTTCAGATATAATCATTCTTTCATCTTTATAGTTATCACTATTTACTAATAAAGTATGATCTAGAATAACTATTAACCATTTATCCTTAGCTATCGTATTTTGAAAATACGTAATTGTATCGTCTATCTTTTGTACTGTAGCTGCATCATCCACATAATATATGGGATAATCTTTTAAAGATTCTGCAGTCTCCTCAACTAAGTTAAGTTCTTTATCAGAAAGATCTTCTGATGCCGAGTACAATTGTGTAGTTGTTTGACGCAACTTGTTAGATAGTTTTCTTCCTACTTGTGCACGGCTAAGCATTTCAAATGAGAAAGAAAGTACGATCAATTCTTTGTTAGAATTAAGTTCAATTAAATCAGTTTCAAGCGTATTTACAAACGAAGACTTACCAGTTCCTGATGCTCCTACAATTGTATAAACACAACCAGGTTCAATTCCACCACAACACATTTCATTGAATTTATTCCACCTGCTTTTAAGTGGTTCAATTTCATGGTTTTTACGTCTTCGTATATATGTAACAGCTTCATTTGCAGCTGTTGATATATGTTTAAACGGTAATGGATTAACGTAATTTTGTTCCATACAACATAGTAGTTTCAGGTTGGTTAATATTCATTTGCTCTTCAATTAATTCCCATTCATGTGAAGTAAGCCATTTCCACATAGTTTTCATATAACCAAGCTTACCGGTCATTGCCTTATCGGAAAGTTCAAAGTTCAAAGCGGTTATGATCCTATTATGAAGATCAGGATTGCCTTTAATTAATTTGTTATAATAATCTCTACATTTCTTAACATTACTTCTAAGAAAGCCTTTAGTTCCATCTGGTCTATTAACCATTATTGGATATAATGTATAAAATTGCTCAAAAAGTACGTCTTTAGGAGTCAATTTGTCTACTAATTCTTTAGTAGGTTTATACATTAGTTTTTTACTATCATCTTTCTTCTGAATAAGATTTCTGTCGATTAAGTCTTGTATTTCACTATCACTGACCAGGCGAATAAGTGGTGTGATACCTTGATGGGATTTTTGATTCTTATCTAATACAAGACTTAAAAATACTAACTGATTAATTGATATATTGTCTATTATTTCTAATAAACTTGTATCTAGTTCAATGATCATGCTCTTAAAAATTTTAAAAGCTTGTCAAAGATTTGTTATTTTCTGCTAATTTTCGTCAAAATCAAACAAACTTAGTTGTCTAGGTTTTAATTGTTCAATTACTTTAACGCATTGTGTTATATAATATTGATAATCAACATCATATATACTCTGGAATGTTTCTCCTTGAGAATATTTCCATTGAAGATCTTCATCAGAATATAATCGATTATGAAGTTTTACCCCATGACCTTTTAGCATATTATGATATGATCTTTTTCCAGTTTCATCTAATTTCCATTTCCATAAGTAATATCCACTATTACTAACGTAAAATCGATTAGTTCTCTGCTGAATTTGTTCATTATACTCAACTGTCCACTGTTTACCAGTTTTCTCAGCTTGTAAGAATTTACGTATATCTCTACATGATTTAATTGTATCTTCTACTGGAATATTATGAACAAAATAGTTAATAATTGCTTCAGGTATTATCTTAGGTGATAATCCCTTTCCTAAGGTAACATCAGTAAGAAAAAATCCTTTTTTCTTAATATCGTTATTTATATCTACTCCAAAATAGTCATTTATTGCTAACTGATAAAATGAAGTAAATTTTTCAGTTTCTAGAGTAAGTTTAGTAAGCTTTTCCCATTCACTTAAAACTGTTTGTAGTTCTTCGTATTTATCCTTTTTACATGTATATAAGATACCATCAGTATTAATTTGATGTAACTTACATCCTAAAGATAATAGTCTCTCAGAAAGCATTAAAAGTAGTAATTGTCCATTAATTCTAATTTGCATTACAGTAAATGGACTATAACACCATGAATGTTCATTTTGTAAATTACCACTTAAACCGTTTAGTGATAATTTAAGTGTTTTATCTATTACTTTAATTTTATTCTTTTTAGCAATTAATCTTCTTGTACGAATATTAGAATATGTTTCTAAAAATTCTTTACCTAAATGTGGTGGATATAAATCGTGTTCGATAATCATACTTGGGTATAGTGAACTAACATCAGAATCTAATAATAATTCATTTTCTTTAGGCTTAATTATTTCTATACCGCAATCTCCGTGAATACCACCAACACCTACGGTTATTTTCATGTCACCGAATACGAAAGTATTTTCATAACCCTTTCTACCTGGAGAAACATTATGTAATTGCTTCATCTCTTTTAATACGTTTTGTAATATAGGGCTATTAAATTTTATCCAAGGAAAAATAACTTTCTCTAGATCTATTTGATCACAAGGACTTCTTAGTTGTTCTAATTTATCCTTAGTAATACCAGTATGTCTAATATATTCTTGCTCAAGAATTTTCATACCAGTATTTACTCCATCAAGACTTAAACAATTAATTTTATATTCTTGTTCAATAGAAACTCTTAGTTCTAAATCACTTTTGCACCTATATAATAATTCTTCAGTAGATTCTACATCATTAATATTATATAGTATTAATTTATCCATGTCTTTTTCTGGAAGATCTTGTTTCCAATCGACTATAAATTCTTCTACATTCTTATATTGCATAGTTACTTGCATCTCTTTTAAAGATACTCGTAGTGCTTTAGAATATAGCATTGTTAATAAATCAATTGATAAGAAATTCTTAGCATATTTATACTCTTTCCATAATCCAAAATCAGAATTTTTATCAATTACGATTTGACTCATTCTGAATATAGATTCAGTTATTTCTCTCGTACTAAAGAATTCAAAATATCTTTTTCTATATAAAGAAAAGATATAATTTAGTACTGGATTATCATAATGATGATTATTATAACCAACATAATAACAATCCTGAGTAAAGTAATCAAGGAGATCTTGAATATCTACTTTTCTAGAAGATATTTCAAATACTTTAATTACTCCTGTTTCTGTATTCTTACAAGTACAAGTAAATATGTTCTTAAGAACTTCAATATCAAAGACTATACAGGTTTTGTCTTTAATTTTCATAGCTATAATTTGTGTAACACGTCTTGGATTCGAACCAAGTTCCTATATAAGCGCTTATATAGACTACCAACTTTTCCCTTATAGTTTCGGATTATTTACGTGTCATATTATGCGTTGAACAGACGCACCCCTGTTTCATAGACGAATATCAGCTTACGCTGCAGTTTTATCCTGTTTTTGTAAACGAGTAATAGTAACTCCGTCAATCTCTCGATATTTAGAGTTAACCATCTCCATGATACATACTTCAGGATTATCTGAATCATAAATAAAGTATCCTACTACTTTATCAGATTCTTTTTCCATCATTTTGTTGAAAGAATATTTTACGATATCCTTTAACTTATCTGGAAGACAGACAATAGCACCAACTCTATCTCCAGTAAGAGATGGTTGATCGATATATTGGGTTCTCACAATATAACGATGTTTACTACTATCTTGTTTTTTTGGTTGTTCGACAATAGGTCGAATTTCCACTTTGTTCTTTACTTTGGGTAATTGTATACCACCCTTAGAAAGGTACATTTGACGTCGTTCAAGTTTCTTTTTATTACGACGTTCTTGTGCCAGTTTAAAATGCTCAAGATCTTTTAATGTCTTTTGTTTCTGAGTAAGTTCTACTCGTTGAAGTTTCTCCATACGAGCTTTACGTTTCTCAGCAAGCATACTTAAACGCTCTTGCTCTGATTTAGCTCTTTTCTCCTGCCGTGCTTGATACGCTTTAGGATCTGCTGCAATTTCAGAAGCTTGTCTTTGCATTTCTGCTTTATAGGCTAAATAACCAGCTTTTCTAGCTTCTGCTGCTATTTTTTCTCTCTCTTCTTTTGTTGTATGTTTTATTTTATCCTTAATTTCCTTATGATGAATAAGCTTAATTGCACGCTTTTTATTACGTTCAATTCGCTCTTCCTTAGTAAGTTTCTGTTGCTTAGGATTAAAGTCTTCAAACTTTGTTTCCATAGCAATCATTTTTTCATTATGTTTTTTCTCGATCTCTTTATCGATAGCTTTTTGCTTTTTAGAAGTGTCCTTAGTAGGAATACTAGTATGAATCTGGATAAGCTTCTTTGCTTTTTCTTCCCGTTTCTTTAAAGCTGCTTCTTTACGCTTTTTAGCGGCTTCTGCTTTAAGCTCTTCTTTTCTAGTTTCCCAAGCTTTCTGTTGTTCTTCCTTAGCAATTGCTTTATTAAGAATACGATCTGCAAGTGCATTTGCATTTGCAATAATTTTCTCCTTAAGCGCTTTTACCTTATCTAAAGAAGATGTTTTCTTTTCTGTAGATTTGATATCTTTTGTTTTCATAAATTTTGATAATTTTAGTGTTAATAAATAAGTTTTCGAGACTTGTGATTCGTCCGGGATTCGAACCCGACTTGCCAAACTCTTATTCCTACTTAAAGGGAGCGACAAATCTTTCTTTTTATGCTGCTAAATACATATATGCTTTGCTAGTATCTAACTCAGCCATATCGTTAAAGTCAGCAAGTTTCTTCTTTAGGCCATTAATCTCCAATTGAAGATTATTGCGAAGTTTATTCAAGTAATCACGAGTAAGTTCCTCATTCTGCTTAAGATTCTTCTTCCCCTTCTTCATCTTTAGGGTAGGATTAATCGTCGACTTCTCGATAACAATACCTAGTTGAACAAATTGTTCATTCTTCTCTGATAACTCAAAGATAATAGGATAAATACTATCTTTCGGAAAATCGTCACGTGATTTAAAGCCAAGATTTATACAGAACTGATCTAGTTTTGTCTGAATACGATCTATAGCTTTCTTATTGATATCATCTAACAGCGCTTTCATATCATAATGACGTTTGAACCCATTCTCAACTAAGTTCTCTGTTCGAATGATCATCCAGCTATTAGTAATATCTTTATTTAACTTCTCCAATTTTGCCTTAATTTCTGTTGATTTAATTTTCATATACAAATTGATTTTAAATTGTTAAACATCTATTTATATACTTGAATTATCAACTACCTGTGAGGGCGTATTCATCATCGATAATGACATCCTCTTCTTATTCTCGAGGCTAGCCAACCCACTTAGTATGTTATTATACACACCGTATTACGCCCATGTTATGGTAGAGAAATTAACTCATCTCTTTCTCTACCAGGAAATATCTTGAGTAATATGCAATATTTGTTTATCATTCATCACAAAACATAATTGCTATTACTTATGATTTTCTATTTTATGGACGACGGAATAACACTTGTGATGGATTTGAAAAATCTACCACAACAGCTTGACCAGAATTGTCTTTTACTAGTATTCCATTTAGTAAAACATTTTTCCGATTAGGAACTCCTTTCTCAACTGTAGAGTTCTCTTCAGTCATTGTTTTAATATCTGAAGCTAATACAAAACGATACGCAACAAAAATAGCGGAAATAGCCAAGCTATAATTTCCGTCTTTATAATAATTTGAGAAACGATCACACATATCTTTATATGCATCATCATTTCGACCACTACCCATACCGGTTATTATCTTAATTAATCTGAGACAAATTGTCTCTGGATTAAGTACATACTCTCCACCAAATAGACGATTTAACCATGAGATACTTGTTTTACCAAGTGTTATTGATCCATCTTTATTAACTTTCTTATATTTCGCTACTTGCTTTTCATCTGTAAGTAGCAATTGATCTACAAGAATGGGATCATTAAACATATAAGTTAAATCTCTAAATGCCCACGGACTTATAGTAAATCCTTGCTCGGACATAGCGATTAGATATTAACGTCAATACCTAACTCTTTCATCCGAGTACGACAAGCTGTAGCCTCAAGCTCATTTGCCTCGGCTAAAGTTCCACAGAACTTCATCTGAGCATTCAGGAAGCTCTGAAGTACATTCTTCTCATCCCGGTTAAGGGCCATAACTTCCGGTACTAATTTAACATAATCTACAAAGATAGTAATTTCTTCTTTGTTAGACCGTTCATACTTCTCAATTGCTGCTTTAACAGTAGAAGCTGATGGTACCGGAATAACTTTCGTAATGTCGTCAATATTGGCGATATCTAGCCGTAATTTCGGATCTTTGTTGAACTGAACTTTACGTTCGTTACTCATTGATTCTACTAACTCGACTGAAGTTACCTCTATCGGTCGAATTGAATACAAATAAATAGGCCGACTTAAAGTCAAAGCGCCATTTTTCTTATCCTCTGAATAATTTGTATCAACGGGATTCCGTTCTACAACCAAAATATATTTACCCAAAGTTGCGCCACATTGTGCGGCATTAATACGCATATAATCCATAATTTGTTTCCTCCTTGATTTCGTGGTTGATTCCACCAACGAAACATTTTAAATTGTTTTAAAGATTAATAAACTCAAATAAAATAAAAAGAACTTCTTTACTGGAGTATTTCCTAAATAGGGGATGTTGTTGCCCAGGTGCCTGTTATCTTATCGCCTACGTCAATTCAATGACTACTCCTTGAAATTATTCTTTATACTTGATAAGCTTGTTGGATTCTATTTCACTCTGTAATTCTGCTACTGCTATTACTCTAGCACTCCATAGAGACACATTTAAATAGATACTTCCTCTTCTTAAATGACACTTTTTCATCTAGTGCATTATGGAACTAGTCTTACTCTAGAATTATCCAATTATACTTTTCATATTAACTAATGAAGGTTCGTGTCATGACTAACTGTCCCTTACGCTTGCCCAACATCAGACTAATGAGATCTTACGACATTAATTAATAAGTCACAAGATCAATACGTTTTTTACTATCTTCTACCGCTGTATATTGATAGGGATATGCACATGCTACTAGTTCTTATACATTTCTAGGCTTCTCTAGCAAACGTTATATCTTTGTCAATACAAATATACTATTACTAGTATGTGTGTCTTAAATTGGCTTAAACACACTGATAAGATATAATAAACCACATAGGATTACTTTATCGAATATTCCACATATACGGTCGTTTTAGGAACGTTACCAAACCCAACACTTCTAGTCTTTTCACCCTAAAGTGGTTGCCACTCTATTCTTTCATATGCAGTATACTGCCCATATGACCTTTTCGAGGATTTTCCTGTTTTACAAGCTCGAATATTGAGGACTTTCACCTACTTTCCATTTACTCTTACTTACAAATAGGTCTATAAGTATTAGTTCGCTTTCGGTCACTCTTAAAGATTTATAAGTTTCAATGAAACGCTTTATACCGATCATATGATTTATCATCATACTCTGGTATTCATGCACGAAGCAATAACGGTTGGCTTGTTGAGGGCGCAGTCAGAAAATGGTTTATCTTATCCTACAAATGATAGACTTTTCCTAGCGAGGACTTCCTCAAATTTACTTTAACTCGGGATTTTGGCCCCTACGGTGTTAAACATGTTAATAATCTCTAATATTCTTTATTTAAGAGGAAATATGACTCTCGGGCCAGTGGTGAGTCGTTGGACTCAGTAGCTCCATGTTAGTGGACTTGAACTTAGCCCATTGACTTTACAAAAGCCCTACTTTCGTTATATATTTTAAAGAAAGCATACTAAACTTTGCAGGTTTCTCGGATATCAACCGACGGACTCTGTTAGCCGACGTCAAAAACTTTGTATTAGGTAAGTCAGACCTGTTTTAGATATATACAGTGTTACCGTATTACAATCTTGCCAAGAGTTGTTCTAAAACTTGGATTAACGTTTTGGTACGCTTCACCAAACCTCTGCGTTTCCATTTATTATCGTGATATAACTCATGCAGTAAACACAATCACGTTGATATTAATAGTTCTATAAAGTATAGGTTTGGCACCTAATCCGGATAATCTGTCATACGTATCCATAGAAAATAAGTCTCGAATTTATTTCTACTTTCCCAGTATGGATCATAGCCACTCAGCCATATGAATCTTTAGTAATAACACCAACTGTTGACCTTTACTTCTAAGAGTAAAAGCTGTAGTAATTGATTCTACTTTCTTTAGATTCGTAGCACCTTATAGCACCCTCTATTAAATATCTAATCTCCTTCATAACTATACTTTCCCTATATTCTTTCATATAGGTGTTTCAGCACTAATATAGCGAACACTAAGATGGCAAATTTATTTAACCTATCCAAATTAGTTAAAATGGATTCAGTAAGGTAGCTTTGGACACTACCCGGAACTTAGTCAGTTCTTTGTTGAGTAATTCTATCACCCTTTGTGATAGTTGCAGTTGCTGTTTAAAGTCCCTTCTTGATTTCAGGATTGGTTTCCTCCACGGACTTCTAATGAAGTTTACTATTGTCTTTACTCTAAGACTTAATAATTGCATTGTCACCTACAATTATTAATAGCTGCTGAAGCAGACTCCATATATCGTTTATCTTCTATGTTTCCCTACTTTATCGGTAAGCATATCGAAGTGTCTTCTCTTAGTATATTCACCAGACGGTTCTCAATACCTATAGAATGGATTGATATCTACACTATTCCATTTTCTTATTAACTTTTCTAGAGTAAAAGGATATACTCATTAATAAGTTATCATACTACCTTTTGAATTGCGTGTTAGCGCTATCATATTCTTGTATCCTGTCTTCCTTGTCTATATTATACGATTCGTTGATCAGACTTGTCCAAATATAATATACGCTGTCTTATTGCTTTTTAAGTGTACAGCTACAATACCACTCTCCTTCTTCTTACTACGGGTAAGGAGTCGTTTGACCCGACAGCTTTTATCTTTAACTGTTATGTTATACACCATGCAAAGAATAAACACATTATAAAGAAGATAATTAAGCCTACAAATGCTAATTTATCCAATGTACTATTTTTTGCTTTCATCTCTCTACGCTATTGGGGAACTGAATATTTGGTACGTGAAAGCGAGGAGTAGGTAGAGTAAACATCACTACTTTCTCCAAATATTCAGTTTTTGTTTCATATTCTTTCCTTTCTTTAACTGGTTTCTTTACTACCTTTTCCACGATTTTCGTGGGGTGATTAATGGTGACATCAATGTTAGCGATCGGCATATCGCTTTTTACATTGGAAACACCTTTATTAAGATCAATCTCTAAGGATAAATTATTCTTAGGATCAAACTTTAATGCGGGCAAGTCAAGTGGTTTTACTTGGTCTGCCCGAACCTCTTCTACTTGAAAGAAGTTCGTATTATAGGATAATAATATACCTACAATAGCAAATGACACGTATGTAAGTAAATTGCCATGTCTACTCATTTTGATAATGATTTATAGTTATTTACTTCTTCTCTTCCACCGGTTTCTCGTCTTTCTTAGGATCTGCAGTTTCCTCAGATTTCGAAGTTTCCTTAGGATATTCGCTTTCTGTATATAGAGCGAAGGCTGCATCCTTGTCTACATACATATTACGAATTTCAATCATTTTATTTGTTGCATTAAGCATGAACTTCGGATCTGCCATAGGAACTTCAGTCTTATAGGCTTCATAGAACTTGTTCATGATTTTCTTGGCGAGTCCTACTTCATAAGATTTAGGATCGTCAGTATTAACAACTAATTTACTTAGTTGCGGTACCTGTAAGAAGAAATCTCGAGTAGGCTCAAGGATTCCATTCTTAACTGCTGTAGTCTCATCAATTGGTTGCTTAGAATCCGCATTACGCACACGAATAAACGCTTTAATCAAATCAACTACTTCATTCTCACTTAAGACCGGAAGATTGTACTTCACAGTTGAGTGAGCGAAAATCGGGTTATGATCTGCTATAAGAGAACTTACTGTTCCTTGACACAAACCACGTACTAATGCTGTAGATTTGTTACCTAACAGGGTAACAGCATCTTCGAATAATGCACCTAATCCAATCTTGTTCCAAGTTTCCTTCTTTGCTTCGTCGGACTCTTGATTCTGTCGATACAATCGTACTTTCATCAAAGCCTCGCTGAATCGATTGGGAAAAGGGGAATTTTGCTGCGATAGGATATAGGACAATCCATTCTTTGCATCATTCTCATCTTTCCATTTTGATGCATCCAACTCAGGAACTACAGGAGCTTTTTTCTCTTGTTTAATTTCCTCTTTAGCTTCTTTCTCTGTTTCTGGAGTAATGTCCTTAAATGATAAGGTCATTTGTTTACCATCCTCAGATACATGATGCGGCAACATTGTAACACCAATATTATTAAATGTATTAATAACATCTTGAACAATGACATCATCATTTGGAACTGCAAGACCTAATTCAAGCTTTTCTTCACGAGCCTGAATAGAAGCCTTAGTCATACCCCAAGCAAGATTATATGTGAAGGCTTGCTCCATCTTAATCGTTGCTGGTTCACCAGATTTCATTCCGGCTATATGACGCTGAGCTACTTCTAGTAGTCGAGCATAACCATCGCCAGACATTCTCTGATGCGGTTGTAACTTAATGTTGTTTAAGTCAATCTTTGAAGGAATTTCTTCCTTTGGCTCCGACTTAATCTCTTCGGTTACAACTGTTTCTACTGTAGGATCTACAGGTGGTGGAGTTTGTTTTCTCTCCTCTTTTTCTACCTCAGGCTTCTTTACTTCCTTTGGTTTTTGTGGATTATTTACTTGAGTTTGTTTTGTACTCTTGTTATCCTTTACTTCAGTATCCTTTACAGAAGTTTGCTGAATTGTTTTATTTTTCTTAGACATGATTCAATTGATTTGTTTACTGTCCTTTACAGTTTTAAATTATTAAAATAACTAATGATAGAAATAGTAATGATCCCGAAAATAGTTAGTAAGCTAACTTGAATCCTCGTGATCTGGTGATGCTCTGGTTCTAGTATGAACTAGAAGATTTTCTCCTTGTTGTTGGTCTCCTTGGTCTCTAATAAACCACATATAAGCCTTACTTACAGACTCAATTGTTGCAGTAATCATTGGTGTCACTCCAACGATTTGCAAAGCCTGTATGGGCATGTGGTTTACTACAGAGACCTTTTCTATTTGGTCCTTTTTAGGCTCGATATGACGAGTCTTACTCTGGATGCCAAATCCAACAACAATCGCAAACGCTAGGGTCAATATCAAATTAATACCTAGCTTTGGGCTACCTTGTACTCTAGCGATTGCTACAATCACTAGAATTAAAGCAACAATCATAGAAATGAAAGTCATTGTTGTCATGTTCTGTTAATTTTTTGAAAGTTTATGAAAAATTTCTCTCAACCTACGTTTTGCCTTATTCAAATCGGACTTTACAGTACCAATAGGAATTCCAAGCTTAACACTCAGTTGATCGTAACTAAGACCTTGATAGTATCTTAACTCGAGTAAATTTCGATACTTAGATCTTAGGCGAGATAATGCTATTCTTAGAAGTTCAATATTCTCCGTTTTAATCATATCTGACTCGGGATCTGGAGCTGTTTCTTCTAACTGAATAGTATTTGTCTCATTATCTATGCTGAAGTTCTTACATAAATCCTTTGTGGCTCTTATATGGTCAATAGTAGTATTAACTGCTATTGTTTTAAGCCACGCTTCGAAGCTAATAGGATTTACATAAGAACTGAGTTTACTAAAGGCTTTTATAAACGTGTTACTCAATAAATCTTGAGTAAGTTCATCATCTTTAACTATATCAAAGATGATATATCTTATCAGTTTATGATACCGTTCATATAACTGATTAAAAGCCTTATTATCACCGTGTTTTGCTTGTTCAATTAAGATTTTTTCTTCTTCTTTCATATAACAAGCATTAGTTAGTGGAAACTAGGGGAGTCGAACCCCTAGAATCCTTTGTTTAGAACGCCCTCTGCGACGACACAGCTATCTCGTCTGAAAGTAGGCAAGTCTTATTACACTTCCTTATTTCTAAACTAAAATGGAATACCTAATATATATCTATAATAATACGTATCATATACATATTTACGTATCCAATAACATTGAATTAAGTTATCAAATATTTCATCAGAATATATTCTAGGTAATTCTATTTTGTCTAACATTGCTACAGCAATTCTTAGTCTTACTAAGTCTGTAGTATGTTTGCTCCCTATCATCTTATTAGGATGAAAAAGACGTTGAGATATCCAAGCAATCCATTTCTTAATTTTTGCTTTTATCTCAATCCAAGTACGCCAGTCCATATTATCTGGACATACTGAACAAAATTTTCCATCTGGAGTTTTAATCCAACCAAAATATTTTTCATATTCTGATCCAATTATTCCCCAATCCATACAATAACCCTCATCTTCTCTAAATACTGGTAAAAAGTTTTCACATTTGCTAGTATTTTTAAAAAGATCTTTTATTGTATTACAGAGTTCGCCTCGTTGATCGAAGATTTTATCTCTATTTTCTTCCATTTATCGTCTTCTAAATAACGAATATTTATTATATCAAATAATTTCTCTGCTTCTTCCCAAGATATATGTAATTTACCTTGAATATCTGCAGTAACAGCAATTTTATTTAAATTACCATCTGGTTGAATATTCTTTATACTTATGAATTCTTTATATTGTTCATCAGTATATTGAATACTACTAGATTCTGTGCTTCTTTCTTCTATTTTACTTGATTCAATTTCTTTAGATAGAAGAGTAAATTCAAATTTAGTAGGATCTTCTAAAATCTGTTCAACTATTTTATGATCTCTTTCGATAAGACCATTAGCAAATGAACTTAGTGAAATACTATTTGTGATTCTTATAAATGGTTCCTTACCATTTAAAGACAAAATATATTTCTGTTCGCTGAATAAGTCTTTAACAATATATACTCCTGCTTTCATTTCTTAATTGATTTATAATATGTGTCAATAACTCGACTTGCTGTAAGCAAATCAACTCCAAACTCTTCTTGGATTAGACGATTCTTTTCAAAATCATCATATGGTTCATCCATTATCTTCTTTAATTTCTCCTTTTCACCGGGATTATCAAAGTATATCCAAAATGTTAGTCTCATATTACTCAGGAATTAAGAATGGAATATTTTCAAGTTTTAGTATCTCATTATATACTTTATTCCATTGTTTTGGAATATTGTATGTTTTGTAAGAACTTCTATGCTTTTTGGGATTGTGGTAATAATCCCACCAAGACCTACTTAATACAGTGATTTGAGGAAATTTCTTACTTTTTCCTTCATTCTTAAGTAGTAATACAATGTTCGATTTACTAGTTATCAAACTCTTTGCAGATGTTGCTTTTGTTACATCTGCTCCTAAGTTCATTAACATTTTAAGGAAACTAACGACACTTTGTCGTGGTCCTGCTAGTATACATTCTTTATTAAATGATACTAATCTTTTTTCAGCTATTTTCTCATCCATAAGCTTTTTAAAATAATTAAATAAATTGTTATCTAGGTGGGATTCGAACCCACAATCTCCTGATAAAATCCAGGGCTTTATCCGGTTAAGCTACTAGACACCCTCACTTTCGTAGTTAGCACGTTGATTTACGCTGCTCCTAGAGCAGTGTAATCAGTGACAAATGTATTGCCATTTAAATTTAAAGTGAACCTATTTTACCTTTCACTATTAGTCAAATCCAAGCAGCCCCTTTTGACCGTTCTAAAATTTAAAAACTTGGCGCACGGTCAACACGATCAAAAATCCTAGTTTTTGTTCTGCCTTTGTAGCTCTTGTGAGCGTGGAGCTGGAGGGAGTCGAACCCTCGTCCTAATAGTTTCCAATAAACCTAATAAGATACGATACAGTTCTTATATCGTAAATACTTTTTAATTTTTAACCCCAAATTATTAAGTGTAGATAAAGAGAGATCACTCTCTCTTTACCTTATAAACCTATAGTAATAGTAAGAATTCTTTTTTATACGAGTGTATTCCTCTAAGAGTGCGCAATGCGACTTATGTCTTCCCTATAATACATATTTATCTCTTAAAAAGAATGGTCTTAGGCATTTAGCTCTCTACTACTATAGGAAAATGCCTTTGATAGATCTACAGAATTTGAAGTTTATCTTATCATCAAAAGATTATAAGCATCAACTTCGGCATATAGCTCTAATTCTATGTGTGATTTGATATCATTACTATACTTAACTTACTTATGTAAGCCTATCACTAGGTCTTGACTCAAGGTTCTAGCGATTCAGCAGTACTTACGGTGTACTTTTTCAAGTGATAGTAATGATCTCAGGCACGTGATCAGTGGCTCAGAATTTTCCACTCTGGCTCAAGGCTCTTGAGTATCTTGTTAATTCAAGATAATTTTATTCTACTCTAATTCGAATGATTAAATCGTGGTATTAATCTCTTTCTAGAACTAAATATACGGAAAGAGATTGGGAGGCCTCTCGGACACTCCCAACTCTGATTTCGGAGTTAAATTACTGGATTAATATCTCCAATAATCCTCACCGTAGATAGCACGCTTAGCGTCGCTGACGGCTTTGTCACGCTTCTCTTCGGCTTCCTCGACAGCCTTATCGTATTTACGATAATCTCCGTCGGACTCAAAATTTGTTTTGGCTGTAGATACAGCTGTCAAAAATGCTTTTTGAGCTTCTTCTTTTTTACGAGCCATACGAAGC